TATTCAACCTCCAAATTCATTTTATTTTACTTTTTTTAACTTCTTACCACTTAGCTCTAAAATGATATCCGCAGAATCTGCTGCTTCCTTACTATGTGTTACAACTATTACACATTTATTCCTTTCTTTAGCTAATGTCTTTAATATATTAATTATTTCTCCGGCAGTAACACTATCGAGATTACCAGTGGGCTGTGTTAAGTTAGTACAAAATAAAGAACCCCAGCAAGCCTGCTGCCTGCCGGGGTTCTTCTTTTTATTTTGTCTTGTGCAGTTCTGGCGGGTGTTTTCTCCCATCTATCCACCCAGATAGTTTTTGCTCGCACTTTGGGCACTTTTCCGGCTGTCCTGTGTAGTCATCAATCCAACTTCCGCATGTCGGACAAAATACACCCTCTAGCGCTTTGTCTGGGTTCCATACCGCAGGTTTGCTTTTTTCCATCTGCTTTTCCTCCGTATTGGCTTTATATGATTGTGACATACTTTCTGGCTAATTCCCAAACCGCTTCATAGTCCTGCTGCTCTTTATATTCTCTGTTCCATGCTTCTGCTTTTTCCTGCTGTCCTGCTCTTTGTAATGCCTTATTCACTCTTGAAACAAGCATAAACACATTGTCGCCGTAATATTCCGACACTTCGCACACTGGTTTTTCTAATATACCCGGAAGAACTGCCACGCTTCCATCATTCAGCACCACCCAATCACAGTTTGTGTCATTTAGTATGCTTTCTTCTGCAACATTTGTATGTTGCGGGTATCTCTCGCAAAATGCGTTGATTGCATTTTCCATATTGTCAATTATGGTGTAGCCCTCTTTTTCAAAATATTCTTTCTGATACTCTTTCATTGTTTGTACCATTCGTCCTACCTCCGTATTGAATTATATTGACCTTGCCACGTTTTCTTGATATTATATCTATATAAACAGTTTGGGGCTTTGGTGGCAAGCCCGCCGCCCCTCTGTTTGTACCCTGTCGGCTATTCTGCCGACTTTTCTTTTTTCTGGTCTTCTGTAAGTTCCTTTACCTTTGCTTTCGCTTCGTCAAGGTCTTTGCAGCCGTCCAAAATCATTCCAACCATTTTCAAGATTTTTTCAAACTGTTTATCTGTCATATTGTCTGCCATGTGTTCTCCTTTCCCTTGCCGTATTCGTTAAAGTGTTGTTGCTTCTTTAACTATCTTTATTATATACTTACGGAAGTATAAAGTCAAGCATTTTATCTAAATTTTTCAATTTTTTCCGGCTCAATTATATTGTAGTGCGGCGCACTCTTTGGCATGATATGCGGTTCTACTTCTCCCACTGCTATTATTTGTGCGCTTTCTTTTTCCATTTCAATTCTTTTTATCATATCCCGTCTTATTTCCGCACCGCTCCCATCTGGAAGCGTTATTTTGTAGCCCATCTTTGTTTCTTCAATTTCTGCGTCAATGTTGTATGTGCGCCCGTTTGTAAGTTCCAAAAATACTTTTGTTATCACTCGTTTTCCCTCTCCGCTTTCTCTTTCATATATTCTTCAACTCTCCTTTTCGTGTCTGGCGCCATGATTATTCTTGCTTTCCTGCCATCTTCTTTTATTTTGAAATCTTTATATTTTTTCATACAGCCTGCGCAATATGGTTGCTGCGTGCAGCCTTTGCACTCTCTGTGCGCTGGTTCTGTGCTTGCCATTCCTCCCCGCAACGGTATGACCTCATGTGCGGCAGCAAGGCTTTCTGCCATTGTTCTTGCCCGTCTTTTTTCTTCTGTCACCTGCTCCGGTTCAGTGTACCAACCCCAGACGCTTTTCCCGGTTGCTTCTGGTGTTCTGTCTATATTTCCAAAACGTACATTTGCCATGCGCTATTCCTCTTCTTTCCTCCACGTCAGTTCTTCCCCGGTGTCCCGCTGGTACTTCTCTTTCACGGCTTCCACAACATAGTTGTTCTGTGATGAATAGCCCTGTTCTTTTGCAATCTCTTTTATGCGGGCTTTCATGCCCTTTGGCACCGCAAGTTCCATGCGGTCATAATTATTATCACGGTATTTGTTCTTTGCTGCCGTGGCTGCTGGTCCTCTCGGTATAGTCTTCTTTTCTGTTGTATCTGGCATTTTCTGCACCTCCTATGGTTTTTAATCAGTATATCACACTTTGTTTTCTTACGGAAGTATACATTTTATACAATCTTACGGAAGTATATTTGTGTATTTTGCCCATTGTTTTTATACTTCCGTAAGTATATAATAAAGACAGTTAAAGAAATCAAACACACGGAGGTCAAACGGTATGGGAAAAATCATTTACATGGAAGATAGAATAAACGGGCTGCACTGCTACACCCCAGAAATGGGACAGCGCAAGCCAGAAGTCAAGATGGAAGCCAGCCTTTCATATTATGGCAAACATTATTTTGTTGATACCCCGCTTGAATTAAAAGGCAGGGGCATAACAGAAATTGAAGCCCACTGGATTGATGGCTGCCAGAAGAAAATTGAAAACTGGCGCAGCTACCGGGTCACAAAGGCGGCTTTTGAAAAATTAAAAGCGCAATATCCAATTTCAATGGAATGTTGCCTTGACTAATAACTACACGGGCGGCGCTGCTGCCGCCCAGAAAGAATGGTGATAATATATGGGAAAATCTTATAATAGACGTTTCAGAAAGAACGGGCTTTCATTCATGGTGCAGGACACGCACCCGGCAGACCGGAAAAGTGATACTGATAAATACTATCTGACGGTAAACAAAGGCGGCATATACAAGATTGTGTATGACGGTATCACATGGGAAATACCAAAGTTTCCAACTATACACGCAGCCCAGTTCTGGGCGCTTACCAGTTCTGATTTTATCGGCACAATGTAAATGACGCCGTATTTGCCCCGTAAACGCAAAAAGACCGCAAGTGGTGTATTTGCCCACTTACGGTCTTTTCTTCTCATTCTGGCTTATTCTGCAAAGCGTCAGCGGCATTATTTAAGGTCTGCCAGCGTGTTTCCCTCTTCATCAACAATCTTTGTGACTTCTGCCGCCATCTTCTCTGCTTCTTCCTTTGTCACGCTCCCGGTAATGTTCCCGGCTGCGTCGTAAAGGTTCACTGTGCCGTCTGCGTTGGTTTCTGTGGCGCCCTCCGGCACGTTGTCTGTGGCAATAGCCACTTTCTCTGTTGTTGTCACTGGCGCCGTGGTGTTAATCACTACCGTTGCAGCTGGTGTGGCTGTGAGTGCTTCCAGTGGTTCTGCGGTGTTGCTTTCTTTCTCTCCGGCTTTCATGGCATTGTATGCTGTCTGTGCAATGGCTTTCAGCTGGTCTTCTGTGACATTCAGCCCGGCTTCATCAGCAATCTTCTTCAACTGCTCCACAACTGCTGCCATCTTCTCTTCTCCGGTCTTGTCCTTTTTGAACTCTTTTGCCCATTCCACAAACTTTGCTGCCCACTCTGACAGTTCGCCCAGCTTATCTGTGACGGTCTTTGGAATGTTTGGGCAAACGTACTTTCCAATCAGGAACGCCCCCAGTGTTACGGCAAAATATACAGCTGCATAAATTACATTATCCATTTTCTTTTCCTCCCGTGATTATGCAGGCAGCTTCAATGTCTGCCCAGCGTAAATTGTGTTGCTTGTAAGACCGTTCATGGTCTTGATTTCGTTGTATCTGGAACCGTCGCCCAGCTGCTTTGCAGCAATAGCCCAAAGGCTGTCACCGCTCTTCACGGTGTATGTACGCACACCGCTTCCCGGAATTTTGATTTTCTGCCCAACGCTAATGACGTTAGGGTTTGCAATTCCATTGTAGCTTGCTAACTTCTGGTATGTGGTGCCGTACTTTGTAGCAATGCCAGAAAGTGTGTCACCTCTCTGCACGGTGTATACCTGCTCCCCTGTTGCTCCCTGTGCTGGCTGCGCAGGTGTTGCAGGCTTTGCAGGTTCGCTGGTTGCTTTCTTTGAGAAATCCGGCACGCCATAACCTCTGATATAGCGCCCGTTGACTTCCAGTGTTCTTCTTCCAACGGCATTGGACTTGTTGCCCTCAATAACCGTGATTGTGTGACCGTCACAGCCTTCTACAACGCCCACATGGTCTGCGCTGCCTTTGCAGTCACCAGCGCCGTTGTCGTCCCAGTCATAATAGATATAGTCGCCCGGTTCCGGCACCTTTGCATCATTCTCGCACCAGCGCCCCATCTGCTGCCACAACTTAATCTGACGGTCACAGCTGCACTCCGTAGGAATAATATCTGTGTAGCCTGCTTCAATGGCAATCTTTGAACCAAAGGTTGCACACCATGCGTCATGGTATGTCACTTTGTACCCCTGCGCTAATGGCTTGTGGTTGTTGTAGGCGTCAATGATTGCGTGGTGCTGGGCTGTGCCCTCTTTCACTCCCACATACGCTGCCGCCCTTGCTGCAAATTTCTTTCTTACTTCTGATACATTCATATTGCTTGTACCTCCATTCTTTTTATTGCTAACGGCTCCGGCTGCGTACTGGTCATAGTATTTCTGCCCATATCCTGCACGCTTTGTCTTCACCGTGTCGCTCTGGTCTGCTGGGCGCTCAAACTGTGTCAGCACTGCATTTGAAGCAGCAATGACGGTCTGTGCGCTCTTTAATACTGACAGCGTGGCTTTGTAGCCCTCTGTCAATTCTTTCATAAGGAACCCCAGCTGTGTTTCAAGGTCGCCAATAGACTTCCCGGCTGCTTTTGCATATTCCAGCAAAGCGGCTTTTCTGGTGTGGTATGTCCACTGCGCCAGCCCATAGCCTGCGCCGTCCCTTGCAAAGTTTCCATAGCTGCCGTTGTCCACGGCTGCTGTGTAGCTTGCGTCAGTGTGTCCCAGCTTCTTTTCATAGCTGTTCTGCAAGTTCTGCGGGTTCAGCCCGCTTTCTGCATATAGGTTCCCCATCAATCCGGCTGCCCCACAACTGGACAGCCCTTTTGTTTTCAGAAAATTCCAAATCTTTTCTGGTGTTGTTTTTCCTATTAGTCCCATGTCTTATACCTCCCCGGCGCTACTGCGTCATACTTGAAAAGTCAGACAGCGTGCCGGACAACTCCGGGTATGCAGCTTTGATTTTTAGCAGGTTTTCTGCCTTTGCTTTCCAGCAGTAGAACGCTACTGCGGCAGCAGTTACCCCGCCAACGAACGTCAGCAGGACTGATAACTGGTAAAAATCCTTTGTGACCACTACCCACACGCCCACGGCAAATGCTATGTAGTAAGTTGCAAGAATTGAAAAGATAATGATTTTTGTTGCGCTGGTCTTTCGCTCCGGGTGTTCCTGCAACTCTTCTTTTCTCTTCTTTCTGCGCTGTCTGAAATACTGCAAATTCCATAAAAAAAGCACTGCTAATGCCAGTGCAAATCCAATGATAAAAAATATTAAACTTTTCATATTGCTGTTTTTGTACCTCCTATGGTTTTTCTTCCGGCTTTGTCAAAGCAAAGTCGTTTGTGCGCATACATTCTTTGTAAATATCCACTATGTACTCATGCGCAACGTCAACTTGTCCGTTTGTCAACTTGTGGTCCTTAATATACTTGTCATACTTCGCCAATGTATCAATAACATGGTCAAACTCTTCTTTTGTATGGCGTTCATGGTTTATGCAACTGCTCTGGAATGATAGTATCTCCGTGCGCCAGCTATCAACCTTGTGTTCTATAAAGTCATTTTCAAGCTGGTTCAGCTGCTCTTTCAAGTCGTGGTTCATAAGATTTCCCAGCTGTTTAATCAACCAGCGAACGGGCTGTATTTTAATTCCCGGCGTTAAGTCAATAACAATCCCAATCCCCGCAAGCCATACAATAGCTTTTTGCACCATGTCCCAGACGTCCGCTGGGTTAAGCGTCTGCATTGCTTCCACTGTCCGTCACCTCCTTTTCTTCTGGCTGCTTGATGTAATCATCAGTGCTGCCGTAATATCCGCAGAATAGACCGCATTTACTTGCTGGCTTCTTCTCCGGCTCTGGATATGGCTTGCCCATTTCCTGCAAGTACAGTTCGTTTAGGCTCTGGCGCATACCGTAGCTGTTGAAATGCTGTAATATGCCCCGGTATGAAGCAACGGACCTATCCAGTGTATCTTTGTCAATCTCTCCGGCGTGATATGCTGCAAACATATATTTCAATCGTCGTTTCAGCTTCTTTGCCGTCTTCTTGCGCAATTTTATGTGTGTTGACCAAATGTGGAACCCTACAAACTCAATACCCATGCTGGTTGGTCTTATGCAAGTTTTCTTATTAAGTTGCAAATGCAGCTTGCTTCCCAGAAAGTCCGCAATCTTATTCTTTATTTTTTCCAGATACTTTTTGTCTGGGTGTAAAATAATAATGTCGTCCATGTAGCGTATGTAATAATGCAGGTGCAGTTTGTGTTTGCAGAACTGGTCAAGTTCGTTCAAATACAAATTTGCAAACATTTGTGAAGTCAGATTGCCGATAGGCAGCCCAACTTCTCCCAGCAATTCATCAAACGCCACGTCGCCAATATCGGCACCCAGCGGCAGACCAAAGTTTGTGTCTTCGCAGTTTATTATTACTGACAAGACGTGCAACAAATCTTCATCAGCAATCTTCTTCCGCAAAATATCCATCAATACTTCATGGTCTATCCGGTAAAAATACTTTGCAATATCCAGTTTCAAATAATAGAAACGCTGCGGCTTCCGGTCAGTCTGCTTCAACCAATCATGCAGGCGGTTGACTGCTTTGTGTGTTCCCCTGCCTACTCTGCAAGCGTAGCTGTCAGAAATGAACTGCTTTTCAAAATATGGGTTCAGCTGGCTATATATAGCGTGCTGTGCCACCCGGTCTTTGAAAGTGAGCGACATAATCATGCGCTTTTTCGGCTCATAAACATAAAATATGTTGTAGCGCCCCACGGTGTAGGTCTGCCAGATAAATTCATTCTGTAATTCAATCAAGTTTTCTTCCAGCTTATCCGTGTACGCCATCACATCTGGTCTGTACCTCTTGCACTTTATCCCGGCTTTGTACGCATTGAAAAGATTTTCAAAGTCGTAAATCATAGGGAAAATGTTTTTGATTTTGTGCAATTTCTTTTCCCTCCTGTTGTTAAAATCTGCCGTACAAATCAAACTGCGGTTCTTCCGCAGCCCAAACGTGATATATACATTCAGTGCCAGTCTTTCCGGCTCTGACTTTCAGCCCTGCGGCTTACTAACTATCTTTACGGCTATTCAATCTTTTTCCTACGGCTCCCGGCTGGCAGCCTTTGGAATGGAAATAAACCCCTTTAACCCAAATGCACTGGACGTGTCCACTTGTGGGCACGACTACTGGCAGAAATGGGGTGAAGCGGAGCGGAACGAAACGTTGTTGTTGACGTTAGAACGGGCGTTGTTCAAGTTCAGCGCACCAGCGCCACCGTTGGAAGTGTTGTTGAAACTCGAACCCCGGATAGGCACGGCAAGTCCTCTATTAACGGCTTATTCCCATAATATAAAAAGCAGGTGTTACCCTGCCTTTTACCAGTCTTATTTTGCAGCACTCCCATTCCCGGAAGTGCTGCCGTTCAGTGATTTATAATAGCCACCCACCATGCAGCCTATTTCATTGATATATCGTGCCATCATTTCATATTTCTTCATTGGCAGACACGGTTTGCCGCTACGTGTGTATTTTGTGCTTGCCGCAAGCCTTATCAAATGCCGCAGCACATCAACTTTCGTGTCCAGTTCTCCAAGCGTCGTCTTCTTGTAATGCTTATTTTCAAGCATTATGACCAACTCCAAAATATCCAGCATTGTTCCGTCTATCTTCTGTGCAAGTCCTCTTTTCGCTCTGGGAAACTCTTCAAGCTGTGGTCCTGCATATTCCAGCATTTCCCAGACTTTATTTTTCATTTTGAAGTCTTCCTGTGTGGCGTTATCTCGCACATTGTCCAGCTGTGGCGGTCTTTCTTCTGTTTTGTTTTCCGGCATTTTCTAAACCACCTTTGTTGTATTTTGTAATATGGGGCTTACTGCCGTAAGCCCCGCAGTGTATCAGTTCCCAGTTTCCAGTTATTCAACTAAAGCGGAGCGGAACGAAACGTCGTTGTTGACGTAAGAACGGGCGAAGTCCAAGAGCAGCGCACCAGCGCCACCGTAGGAAGTGCTGTTGAAACTCGAACCCCGGATAGGCAGTCTTTCGCCGTTATTTCTTGCCCAAAATCTGCCCGGCGTTGTCTGTCCTGCGTCTGGATATAAGCCGGACGCAATCAATATCTGTGGAATGGTTACGCCGCTTACCGCCTTTGTATCTTTGAATGGTACGCTTGTGTCGTTGCTGTCGGTTGTCTGTGTAGTGACACTTGTGTTGATACGCAGTGTTGCGTCACTTGCACTGGTTCTGTCAATCTTTAATGTTCCAACCGTTCCCGGTGCTACAAGTGTGCCGTCCGGCTTAATTGCTTTCCACTCTGTACTATTTGCGCCCATGTTGCAGTCAGACTTCATGGCGTTTCCGTATGGGATAATCTGAATTTCACCATCTACAATGCGCATACCAGATACCCACTCCCAGCAGTTGCCGCAAAGGTCGGCAATTCCAGCCGGGCTGCCGTCATGGTTCCAAGTTACCGGACCAGAACCAGTTGCGGTTCTGCCGCCGCCGTGTGAACCGTCAATGTATGTGTTGATACCCTTTTCATATCCCTTTTCATAGCTTCTGTCCCAGTTTGTGTTTCCACGGGGCGTGAAGCCGTTTTTCATACACCAAAGGTTGATTGCAGCAAATACGCCGTTCTGGTTAAGGTGCCAGCCCTCACCCTTTCTGCGGCATACTGCAAGCGCTGTGTCAAAGTCAATGTATGCTTTAGGGTCTTTCATTGGCAGTGAGTATGCACGGTCGTTGACCACGACGTTAATATACTTCGATACCCAGATAACTTCTTTTTCTACTCCGTCCACAATCCACCACGGCAATGTTTCCTGTGTTCCTCCGGTGATAATGTCGGAATACTTCATTTTTGGAATACCCACCATAATTGACGGCATACCCAAATCATCAAACTTTACTGCATTGTTGCCCCCAAAGGAAGCAACCGCCATTGCTAAATCATCAAAATTAGACATAATTCTTTATACCTCCAATCCCCAAAGAATAAGTGTGCAAAGCGACATATCAAATGGGATAGGCACTGGAATTTCTTTCTGTTCTCCGTTTTCGTCCTCTCCGTCTTCGATAACATCATAGCGTCTGGCAGGAATAACAATCTGCGCAGCGTACTTCTGCGCACGTCCTCCGGTGCCAATCACCACGCCGTCTTCTTCGTCAATGCAAATGTCCAGTGACACTTCAAAATCTCTTTCACGGCTGGCAAGATTGATTGTTAATTCATCATCACCGAACGTGATTTTTTTGCCGCCAGACAGCGCATATTCAATATGTGTGCCCGGTGTTTTTTCAACTACATTGATTTTATTAGTAGCCATAATACTTTCTACCTCCATTCTGGTTTCTTACTACCTCGCTGCTTCTGGCTGCGATAACCTCCGCTGCTTCTCTCTGTGCTGCTGTTCCGCTGCCCTGCACGCCAAAAGAACGCATAACCGCTTCTTCGTGCTGTCTGCGCTCCTCTGTCTTAATAATCACACCTGCTGCCATTAGTAAAACCCACCTTTCACATAAACTTTTACGGTCACGCTTTTTGCGCTTCCAGTGTGTGCCATCTTAAAACCATTCAGCAACTTTTCTGTAATAACAATGTCGCCCGGAAAACCGCCCGTGTAGTCCACTATTTCTGTTTCCACGGTGTAGTCCATGTGGTTTCTTTCAGTCTTCAGCGCAACTGACTGTGTAGAATTGTTGAACGGGTACTGCTGCGTATTCTTCAAAGTCACCGTTGCTGTTTCTCCCTGCAAATCAGCTATTGCCTGCTGGTGGTGGATTGTAGAAAGCGCCATAAGCGCCGCCGTTTCTGTTGCATTGGAAATACCGTTTTCCATGTGGTTGAAGTTGGTTGCGTTCTGCGGTGTGCCCTGCTGAATGATTTCCCCCTCAACTGGTGTGTGTGTGATAGTTCCATCATCATTTCTGCTTTCCGTGTAGCGGTCTTCAAACTCTGTTACATGGTCCTGCCATAATTTCTGTTCGTACATCTTTACACCTCCTTTTCTGTAAAATCAAAAGTAAAGCGGTACAAAACGCCCTCTTGTACATTGTTCAGCGGAATATTTACCGCCTTGTCAGCCCACAATTTGTTGTTCTTGTTGTAAAGCTGTACCCTCTGCACCGTGGCTGTTCCGCTTACCTGCGGGGTAATCTGTACATATACAGCAACCCTGCCGTCTTTCAGACGTTCCCGGCGGTGTATCACCTTTTTTTCAGAAACGCCGTTGACGGTTACTTTTGCATAGGCAATGATATTGTCAATGAAATCTTTGAAATCATTGATTGCGTCTGTTGTCAACATGGCTTTTCACCTCCTTTATAGCTTTCTGCGGCTTCCGCACGGCTTGACGCCGTATGAAAACCCCATTGCCTGCGTGCTTGTCCCCACGGCGCCGCCCTGTGTCTGCTGCACCGTGCTTCTTTCCGGGACGGTTCCTGCTGCCGGGACTGTGAAGCGGTGTGCTTCCATTCTGTCACTTGCCGTGACCGTGGCACCGCTTGTCTGCCCTCTGGTGTTCCTCTGTGGCTGTTCTCCGGCTTTTATCCGTCCTGCTGGTGTATTTGTATAGCCAAACGTATTCAACGCCGTGTCTGCGTCGATATGCGCCGCCTGCTGTGAAAATACCGTGTTTCTGTATGGCTTTGTGCCTGCTGCTGGTGCCGTGAATATGAAGCCTGCTGCTTCCGTTCCCACAATATAGGTTGCAGCACCTATCCCGGCTTTTGTATTCCTCTGTGGGTATGTTCCGGCGTTAAGTCTTCCGGTCAGCGGTGTTTTGTATCTGAAATACTCCCCGTGGGTGTATATGACGCCGTGGACCTGCCCTTGATAGGTCAGTTCGTCCATGTGTGCAGATAATCTTTTATACAGCTTCACTGCCCGGATAATAGCTGCATAGTCTGCCGTTATTCTCTGGTTAGTCACATCAAGCACAATATGAAAGTGTCCGGGTTCTCCCTCATACTGGAACCACTCTTCCACTTCGCTTTCTGGAAATAAGCTGCCCAGTGCTGTTTCAATGGCGTATTTTGTACCCATCTTCTTATGAACCTTGACGCTGTTTTTCACTAAATCCCGTTTTGCTTCCAGCGGGTAATTGTAGTCGTACCAGTCAACGTGCAGGTCGTATGCCAGAATGTCCACCAATTCTTCTGGTAATTCGTCAAATCTGGAATATATCAGCACATTGTCAATTATCCCGGAAGCGTCCAGCAGCGCTGCTGCCGTGGCGTTTGCCAGTGCAACCATTTTGGGGTCTTTCTTTAGTGCTTCCGGCAAGCACTCTGAATAATCGGCATTGTAAATTGTTTTAGACATTTTCAATACCTCCATTCAGAACGCTTTTGCTTCCCAGTTTTGCAACCTTTATATCATCAACAACCGTGAATACTGGCTTTCTGACTTCAACACGCTTCACGCCTGCTTCCATCAGTTTTGCTGTTAGGTATGACGGGTTAATATCTCGCCCCATTTTGCTTGTCTGCCATGTCACGTACTCTTCCACTGCCTGTGTTGCTGCCGCCGCAATGACTGTGGCACTGGCTGCGTCTGGCTGTGGAATATAAAAGGTCACGTCAACGTCAAATGCTACCGTTTCCGGTGCAGATACCGTCACTTTGTCGGTCAGCGGTCTAATGTCGGAAGCGTTCAAGGCGTCTTCAATCTCTTTCAGTACCCCGGACGTTGCCTGCTGTCCATTCTGTAAAAGCACCCGGACGTCTACAACGCAAGGTTCCGGGCTTGTCACTGCCACGTCTGCCACGGCTGGTGATACGCTCTTTGTCCAGTATATGTACCCGTTAATAGGACCCGCCGTGCTGAAACTCTCCATACTCTCACGCATACGCTCATAATAACTGGCGTCGTCCTCTTCTTCTGCGCCGCCGCTGGTTGCTGTGATGTTCTCTGCTTTCTGGTAGTAGTCGTATAGGTCAACCAGTTCTTTTACCTGCCCTGCTGCCAGATTGTTTCCAACGTCGCCCGCTGTTGTACAAATTCCCTCAACGTCCCCGTATGTCTGCCCCGCTTTTATTTCCAGAATTTCTTTTGTTTCAAATAAAATGGCGCCATCAAAAGAAATTCTGGTGCCCGCAGGAATAATCACTGATTGTTTCTGTGCTTCTGAAATATAAAAACGGAACATTGCAGACGCCGGACTTGCTGGCAATCTTTCCAAATCTTTGAACAATTCTGCCAAGCTGTCCAAGTATTCACCGTCTGCATAACGTGGCACGTTCTTTTTTGCTGTTTCATTGATAATGACACGCTGTTGCACAATGATATTTGCAACCCATGCAATAAAAAGTCTTTCCGGTGACGCCGGGTACACCTTGTAGCGTTCACGCCCCGGCACCTGCTGCACCATATTTTCATACAGCGCAATTAGATTGCTTTCTATCGTTTCTGTGTCGGTTTCCACAAAGTCAATGTCTGGGTATTTTCTGTCACTCATTGTCTGTTTCCACCTCCTCCAAATAAATAATAGGTATTGTGCGCCCTGTGGCTGCGTCGTGTTCAAATGTAATGTCTGCAACCTGCGCCCGTGGTTCAAATTCTTCTATCTGGTCGTACAGATAGCCCACCAGTATATTTTCAACTACTGGTTGCGGTCTTCCGTATAGGCTGCCGGGCAATCCAAAATCACGGAACATAGGGCAAGACCCCTGCACCGTGTCCAGAATAACCGCAATATTTTGTATGACTGCTTGATGGTCATTTGCTGGTGCAAGGTCAATTTCTGTCAATAGTGACCCGTCGCCCCTTATCACGTCCATGCTTTATCACCTCTTTGGATATTCTTTCAATGTCACGTCTGCTGTTGCAGCCCAGCAGTTGCCTTTGTTGTCATAGCGTTTCAATGTGCTGCTAACGCCTGTTATTACCCACTTATAAGAACCGTATTTCTTGCCGCCTAAAACCAGCGTTGAAATATTGCCCTTATTGCACATTTTGTTTAATTTCTTAATTTCATTCAGTGGGTTTGTTCCATGAAATACACTGAACGCCATTTTGAAACTGATTGTTCCGGGTTCCGGTCCTAAAAACTCCAATACGTCACGCTTAATGTGTCTGTCGTGCGTCGCATACTTTGCAGACACTTTCCAGCTTAATTCATCAAAGGTGCGCACGGTATTTTCTGAAACCGAAAAAACCAAACTTCCCAGACTTCCTATTTTCGCCATGCTCTACACCTCCCCGATTATGAAGCCGTCCCCGTCGCCGTCTGGAACCATTATGCAAAGCACCATATCATTGACGCCCGGCGTCCACTCTGTCACAAATGCTTCATGGCTGTGGCTTACTTCCTTTAACATTTGCCCGTTGTAGTCATATTTCAGCGTTGTTTTTGCCGTCTGTCCCTCTGCGCCGCTTTCCATTGCTGGCACAACATACACGGGACGTTTTATAATTCTTAAATCACCGGAAGTTATACCGCCTTTGTCCTTGAATTTCACACGGGCTGTCATTTTACTGGCGTTCACACTCTGCACGGTGCCAAGCCGTACTATGTTTTTTAATTCTGTCATATCTGCCATTAGTAGCCCTCCAATACCTGTTGCAATTCAATCTGTGTTGTATATCCTCCCGTTAATTTGTGGGTTGCTTTTGTAATCTTGTACTTTCTGTCAAACTTCTGAAAGCCCTTTAATTTGACTGTGGCACCTGCCACCAGCTGCACATCACCAAGCATTGTGAAGCTTGCTGTAAACTGCTGTGTATTTTTTTCACGCAGTTTCTTTTTTGCCAGTTCGTATGCTTCATTTGTGCTTCTGACTTTTTCGTTGACTTCAAGTGTCTGCCCGGTTCCCTCTGTACTGTCTGCCGTGTACGTGCTTTCAATCGTTTCTTTGCTGTCCGGGTCTGTATATGAAACATGACAGCTGGTGTATGCCGTATCATGCAGGCTGGTTCCCAGCTTGTATGAAATATAATCACCGCTGCCATATTTTATGGTTTTTATAGGTGGCTTGCTGTCGTACTCTGCGGCGTCGTAAATAACCACATTCAATGTTGTTACTTTCAGCGCAAGTCCTGCCGCTTTGCATAATTTCTGTAAAAACACAATGTCTGACGTCTGCACCTGCTCTTTTCTTTTGTACTTTGGTATATTGTCCGCAATGTACATCAGTTTCAAGCTGCTTTCGGACGCTATCTGCTCCGCAATCACTTTCAAATTGGTGTTTTCCCACGCCTTTGATTTTCTTTCTACTCTCATTTTGGAAGTATAAGGAATTGACGTGCCCTTTAGTGTGATTTTTGTTGGCGGTCCGCTGGCGTCTACGCTGTCCAGTTCAAATGTCCCGCAGTCCAGCACGGCGTCTTTGCCGTTGTCGTGCCAGTTCTTCTGAACAATCGTTGCTGTTATCAATTTAGGGTCAGACACTTTCTTTGTTGTTTCTTTCGTTTCTGTGACCGTCTGTGTTGCTGTACCGCCCGTTGTGATTTTGAAAACCTGCCCCGGATATATTAAGTTAGGGTTTTTAATATTGTTTTCAGAAGCAATCTGCGGGTATTTTGTACCGCTTCCCAGATACTTTTTGGCAATAGCCCAAAGCGTATCACCTTTTTTGACCACATAATTGACAACGTTTGCAGCTTCAACCTGCTTTTGTACCGTCGTTGTGGTCTTAACGAAAGTCGGCTTTACTTCCAGCCAGCTTCCCAGCCACTTTCTTTCTCTATCATCAAACGCAAGCTGCAAATCGTCTGCGTTGTCTTCGTCTTCGTCAGTGAAAGTAAGGCTGCTTAAATATTTATTTATATCTGCCGGGACTTTTACGTTTTGAAATTTCAACCGCAGTTCCACCCGGCGTGCCATGTCTTTTGCGCTCATTCTACGTCAGCAGCCCCCTTTTCCACGGTGGCAGTTCCAAGTCTTCTTCGTCTTCCACTTCCGGGATTGTTAATACAACCCCGGCAGGGAAAACGTAGGTGCTGGCGTACTTGACATTTGCTTTCATCAGCTTATCTGTATGTAGGACACTTCCCATTTGTTCAAATGCTATCTTGTCCCACATATCCCCAGATATGGTTGTGTAGCTTTTAGTCATATTTCTGCCGCTTCTCCTTGTCTTCTTTTTCGTCCAGCAGGTCTTCAACGTCACGCAGCAACTTTCTGTTGTTCTCTTCCAGTTTTGCGTCCAAGTCTTCCGGCTTGTCCCCGTTGATAACGATTGTCGGACTGTTGTTGATAGTTACATTGTTTGCACTTCCACCGCCGCTTCCTGCGCCCGCTGTTACCTCTGGCGCTGTGTTGTAGTTGTTCACCGTCTGCGGTGTTGTTGTGGTCTGTGCTGCTGTTGGCGCTACTGCTGCCGCTGTTGTGGCTGCCGTATTCTGTGCAGCCAGAATGTTTCTTGTCTGGTCTGCTGTAAACACCGTGCGCCCCGGTGCGTTCGTGATTAACTCTGGTCCCGCTTCACCAGCAATGAACGTGTCTGGTGTATTTTTGGAACCTTTCGCCAGCATAGGTATTTCAGATATGTTTATACCCTTTCCACCTACGCCCGGCACCCAGTCTGGCACTTTTACTTTGTTCAATCCACGTATAACCGTGTTGACCGCAGATATAATGCCGTTGATAACACCCGTACACACTGACTTGATACCCTGCCAAATTCCAGAAAATATTTGCTTTATGCCCTCCCAAGCCTGCCGCCAGTTCCCGGAAAATACACCAGTTATGAAAGTGATAATTCCATTCAGTACGGTTGCAATTCCAGAAATTACACCGGAAATTGCTTGAACTCCGCTTTGTACGATAGACTGGATTGTTGGCATTGCAAATTGTATTGCTGCTAAAATTCCTTGAATTATTGGTGAAACTATGTTCCAGATTGTTGTCAGTGCTGTTTGTATCGCAGGTAAAAGCGTTTGCAATACGTTTGTCACCACTGGCAAAATTGCTTGAATTGCTGCGGAAATTGCCGGAAGCACCGTGCTACAAATAAAGCTGAATAATTCTGAAATAATCGGCAAAACATAAGTTGAAATGAATGTGATTATTTCTGAAATAATCGGCATAAGACCAGCAATGAAACTTCCTATCACTGGAATAATTGCACCGATAAAATCAGCAATGCTTTGTATAATCTGCATAATGGTTGGGGCTGCCGCTTGAATAAAACTAACAATCCCCGGTATTACCTGTGTAACAATTACCTGCAATACCTGTTCTGCAACTGGCACAACGTATGTGGTTATAAAGCCCACAACCTCTGAAACTGCGTTCTTGACTGTTCCCAGTACATTTACGAACGTGTCAAAGACTGCTGCGCCTTTATCTCCGAACAACTCTTGTATCTTGTCACGGGCTGCACCTATGTTCCCATCAGAAAACACATTCTTTATGGTGTCGCCTATGTTGGTAATGACTGAAACAATCTTGTCAAAGACTGCCAGTGCTTCATCACCAAAAGTCCGCTGTATAAATCCCCTTATCTCTTCAAGATGGTTCTTTACAAGCTGTATTACTGTAATAATTGTTGTGATAACGCCCACAACTGGCAGTATCTTTCCTGCAATACCTCCAAGCGGTCCCAGCGCTGTTTTTGCAAGGTTTCCAATAGGACCCAGCACCGTTTTTACCGCATTTCCCAGCGGTGCAATCAGTGTTGTTGCCTTGCTAAATGCTCCGGTAATTCCCTTTGTTATGAAGCCGCCTACTTTTCCAAGTGGGCTGTTTGCAATCGCACTGCCTACCGTTCCAAGTATCGGACCCAGCTTGCCGCCAATTAGTGAAAATGGTTTCAGCATAAGTCCCAGCATTTTTGTCCCGGCTCCTGTCAATGCTCCGCTTGCTTTTCCTGCAATTCCTAAAAAGCCACTGACAATGGACTGCTTCACGCCGCCCATAAAGCCTGTTACTGCTCCAATAACTCTGTTGCCACTGAATATATTACCTATTGCAGAACCTACGCCGCCCATAGCGCCTTTTACATTGCCAAAATATGACAATATACCGCTTCCGGCTGTTTTCAGCTTTTCCGCAAAACTTACGCTTGTTGCTGCGTTTTCAATAAATCCGGCACGCAGTCCCACCAGCTTTTTTGCCAGTGACAATATGCCGTCTTGCGCTGATAATGTAACCAGCTTTGTTGTCAACATTCCCACTTTCAATGTTGCCAGCCCCGCTGCTACCTTTAGGGCTGTTTGCACTAATTTTGGGTTTGCTGCTGCAAATTCTGAAACTTTAGTGACCACAACCGCCACTTTGTCTGCCAGATTTCCGACAATCGGCAGTAAGTTTTGACCAAGAACAATACCCAAGTTTGCTATACTGTTCTTTGCCTTTTCCATTTTGGCTTCTGTGGTGTCTTCCATTTTGGCAAATGCGCTGTCTGTTGCCCCAACGCTGTTTACCATGTCTTGTACGCTTGAATTGAAGCCGTCAACTCCGTTTGACAGAAGCGACATTGCCGCTTTTCCGGCTTCTGAACTGCTGAACATATCAGATAGGGCAAGACCAGACTTGCTGGCTTCTTCCTGTATACCTCCCAGAATTTCCCCAAGTGATTTGCCGCTTGCCATCAATTCTGCAAAGCTGCCGCCCATCTTCTGCCGCAATAGCTTGTCTGTCGTACTTCCAGACTTTGACAACTCATTTAACATACTGTTCATGTATGTTGTCGTTTCTGCGGCTGCAATACCTTTGCTGGTCATTATTGCATATCCGGCGCATAACTGTTCCAGTGAAACATTGCTGGCGTTTGCAGTCGGTATGATTTTACCCATACTGCTTGCCAGTTCTCCTACTGTCACTTTACCTTTGTTCTGCGTCTGTACCAGCATATCTGATACCGTGCTTACTTTGTCCGCACTCATGCCGTATGCGTTCAATACGGTTGTTAATACGTCCAGCGTTTGCGAACTTTCCGCAAATCCGGCTTTTGCTAACTTCGTACTGTTTGTGACAAAATTTACGGCGTCACCTGTCTTCTGCCCGGCAGATATAGCGTTGTACACATCATCAGCAATGGCATTGGCTGCAATTCCTGTCTTGTTTGACAGTTCCATTATCTGTTGTGACAATGTGCCCAGTGGGACTTCCTGCGTATCTGCAATGGTTCCCACCTTTGCTATTGCTTTTTCGTACTGCTGCGCTGCCTGCACGGGTCCTGCATACACTGCGGCGGCTACGGCACTAATTGCGCCAATAGTTCCCAGCAGTTGTCCTTTTGTCTTTGAAATGCTCTGTTCTACCTGCTGTTGCTTGTCATTCAGTTTTTGCAACGTCTGCTGTGAAGTTTGCAGCTTTTCATAAGACTTTTGCAGTCTTCCGTTGGCTTCTTCCAGATTATCCGTATTTACTCCGGCTGCTTTCAGTTCGTCGGCGTAACTGTTTAATTGTTTTTCCTGTTCTTCAATTTTGGCAGTGGTCTGTTGTATCTGGTTTTCATTCTTTTCAAGCTTCTTCCGCAGTGCTTCTGTGGGTTCGCCTGTCTGCTGCAATTCCTGCTGTAATCGGTCATGCTCTGCGTTAAGCTGCGCCAGCCGTTCTTTGTTCTTATCAATAGCGGCAGACTGCTTTGTGTAGCCGTCAATCTTTGATTGCAGGGAATTGACATTTTTTAAGCTGTCCCGTAACTGGTTATTGGTGTTAATTGCGCTTTTGAATGTGCTGTTAAAATTGCCACCCAGCGACGCTTTCAGCTTAAAAAGCAGTTCAAATTCCTTTTGTGACCCTGCCAAGCTGTTTCACCTCCCTACGCATTATTGCTGTTCTGTTTCTGCTCTTCCGCTTCTTCTTTTTCCACTTCATTTATGGTTTCAATCCATGCAAAAAGTCTGCGTATAGGCATTTGCAGCCAGAACGGGACGGGCGTATGTGAAGCCCTTGACATTTTGTATATCTGCTTTCTTATGAACTTTGCGGGTTCTTTAATTTTTAATAGCCCGCAGCAATTAAAAAATCCCTTGCTTTGTTCTTAATCTTCATGTAATCGCCTACCGGAAGACGTCTGATTTCATCAGAAGCAACCCCCGCAGCTTTTGCCGCAAGAATACACTGGAACGCAGAAGAAATTTCCGGTGAAAGTGCATATTTGTTCTGGTCTGCAAGCTCCTGTTCTACTGCTTCAATATCTTCACCAGTTAAATTGTCAAAATAGAAAGTTAATTTTGTATACTTCTTTCCCTCAATCTCTCTGGGCTTTTTGAATGTGTGTGTATAATTCAAACTGCCGTCTTCTTCCTTGTCTTTCTTCTTGTCGTCAAAATTGACCACGCCGCTTGCCTGCGCTTCCTGCATTTCCTTTTCCTGCTCTGTTACCTGCTCCATGTTTTCAGTTGTATTTGTTGTATCTGACATTGTTTATTCCTCCATATTTTTGATTTTAGGCAGGAAAAAACCAGCGGTCTCCCCGCTGGCTCCTGCTGTCTTTTATTACTTGCCTAATGCTTTTCTGACGTCCTTTAAGTAATCTTTGCCATTGATAATGCAAATGAAATTTAACGGGTCAATCTCTGTCTTTTTCTTTCCGTCCATATACATTGCGTAATATGATACGGCGTATTCACCGCTTACATCAGCCGTTGAAGCTGCCGCAACCTTTCCAAGTGCCGTCTTCTTCGGTTTTACTTTCATAATGTGCTTTACGCCGGACACTTCGTTTGCACTTGTGCGCATGTTCATTTTCTGCTGTGCAACACGCAGGTCGATTCTGTGTACACGCGGTTCCATTAGTGTTACTGCTGCTTCTGTGACAGTTCGGAAATTGAAAGTTGTTGACATTGCGTTTAAGTGACCAATAATAATTTCTTCGATATTTCCCGCAATGCCTGCGCCGCTTAATTCCTCTGTCATGTATTCAAGGTCTGGCAGTGTCACTTCTGTTGTTCCCAGATACTCTGTGGCGTCCTCATAAATCGCATAGTTAATAACTAATTCATCAACTTTAGACATTCTGTTTCACCTCCCTGTTATGCTGCCACCAGTGCTGCAAGATATGACAAGTCATATTCAAGCACAAAGTCCATTTTCTGCATTGGTGATGGCGGTGTCATATAAATGTGAAAACGCACAATTCCTGCTGCAAGCTGGCTTGTGCTGTTTTCGCTTTCGTTGAACTCCACACGTCCACCAATTATTTTTTCATCAGTTGCAAGGCTTGCCAGCCAATCATTGATTGACTGCACAACTGCGTCAATCAGACGTCTTTTAATTCCTCTGTCGATGTATTTCCAGTACGTCAAAATAAGTGTCTTTGCAACCCACTTGAACATACGGTTGATACAGTAGAAATAGTCCGTCACGTCTGTGTTAGCAGGATAACAAGCCGTATAATTTCCCCAGCTTACAAAGCCATTAAAGAAATTAAGTGCGGTCACAACGCCGTTTTCGTTCAAGTAGTTTGCCTGCTGAATATCCATGACTACTTCCGAACCGTCCGCAGTAACCATTCTGTCTGCTTGTATGCCCTTGTTTGAAGCGCTTTCGCAAGGTGTGCCGCCGCCGTACTCTTCCGCATTGTCTACGGCTGACATTGACGCCGCAAGCTGTGTTGAAAGATTGAAAATTCTATCACCCAGCGCAACTTTAGGGAAGCAAAGAATTTCCGTGCGCTTTGTAAAATTCTTTTTCTTCTTCCACTCCGGCACCTCTGTGTAATATGTCGCCCCGCTCTCCGTTGTGTCAACGTCCAGAATTGCTTCCGCTTCAAACAGTCCGTTGATATTCTCTGCCTTTGCAGACATAACAGCTGCAACCTCTGGGTCATGTGACCAATTCGGACACAAAATAAGGTCTGGAACCTTTGTGAAGCGTGGAAATACACTGTTAATCAGTTCAAGTCCTGTGGTTTTGTGTGTGTTTACGTTATAACCTCCGATAATATCATCTTTTGTTACCTGTGAAGCGTCCACGGCGTCGTATTTTACGGTAACTTTTCCTGTGGCTTCTTTTAAGAACTCCACAACGCATTTTGTGTCACTGTAAAATACTTCGTAGTCTTCCCCGGCAGTCTTTCCGGTGATTTCCACACTGCTTGCGATTACTTCAATCGGTAACTCAATCTGATTGTCTACAACGTCCATCTGTGCTTCTGCTACGGTCTTTTTGTGCTTCTTTGGGTCAAGAACATTCACAAAAAATACCTGTGCGGAATTAAAAAGCGTAAACGCTGTGTGAATTTCTTCACAAAGGCTGTATTTCTTCCAGTCATCAGAATATCCCAACGCCTGCACTGCTTCTGGGTAACTTGAAGCCATAATCACTTCATTTACTTTTCCATTTGCCATCTGTACTGGCGCAGTTCCTACCACAAAATGCACGCCCGTATCTACTGACACTGGCGTGATTGTGCCATTGCTTGTCTTGCCTGCGTTTACTCCATGTGATACGTCACTCATTCGCTTATACCTCCTGTTCTGCATATGCAAGGGCGGCAGCCTTTAAGTCGGAATAATACTTGTTGTACACGTTCCCGGTTGTCTTCACCTTGTCTTTCTTTTCTGCAAGTTCCGTTGTGGGAACCAGCATTTTTTCTACCAGTGGGAATTTTTCAAGAATGAAAGAAAGTTCTTTCTTGATTTCCTCTTTGGTTCCCTCAAAAATCTTGTTGCACTGTAACATTGCTTTTGGCAGGTTTGGTCCAATGTAAATCAGCTTTACTGTTTCTTCCTGCTTATTTGCCGTTTCTGTGGCTTTTTCTTCTGTGGTGGTATTTTCTACCGCCTGTGTCTTTTCAGCGTCCTTTTCGGCTGCTGTGACGCTTGCTGTGGTTGCTCTTGCCATCTCGTTTCCTCCTGTTCTATAAGTTATAAAGGACTTCTGCCACGTCACGTTGGACGGTTGGCAATGTCCAATTTGTCACCATTTCGCCCATGTAGTATGGCGGCGTGGTGTCTTGATATACGATATATTCCAGCGGCAGTTCCAAAGCAAATTGACCGCCGCCGATTGTCCCGGCTTTCTTCAATTCGCTGCGCACTCTCAAAATCAGATTGAGAAGTGCCAGCGGTCCGTCCTGCCCGTCCTCTGAATACACCGCAAATATTATTCTTACTTTGCAGCTGTCTTCCTCTGGTTCGCCTGCTTTCTTGTCGTCCGTCCCTGTTAGGAACTTTAACAGAATGTATGGCACTTTCTGTTGTACGTCGTCTGCTTCCGGCAGCCCCATTTTATAAACTGCTGCTGCTCTTTCTTTTTCTTCGCTGCTTCCCGTTCTGGTTCGCACTGGCAAAATAATGTCAGACGTTTTGGAACTAATGAATTTCTGCAATTCTTCCAACAAAAAAACTGGTGTCATAATTCTTTACCCTCCATAACCATTCAAAATCCTGTTCATTTCGTGTATAATTCTTTCGTTTACCAGTTCTTGTGCTTCCTTTTCCAGCCCGTCTATAATATCTTCGTTTCCCACCATCTGTGCTGCTGATAGTCCCATTTTTTCTTCAATCGGAAAACGCTTGCGCCCTGTCCTCTCAAATACTCCGGTGTGACCATTGCTTTTCATCTCCGCAACAAAAGCGTCTTCAAATGGTGTCCCGCTACCGCCTTTTTTAACTGCTGCCCGCACCTGTTTTCCAGTTCCGGGCTTCGTCGGCGTTACTTTGAATTTGTACAGCGGTATTTTCACGCCAGAAAACGAAACAAAGCCTGCAAGGTTTCCCGTGCTGGCTTTGGTTATATTTATTCTGGTTGCTTTCGTCAGTGCTGCGCCATTTACGGCATATACGGTTTTTACCTGCTTTATTGCCTGTGTCTTCACTCTGGAAATACCACGGTTCATAGCGCTGGCAAATACTCTTTCTGCACCTTTTGGAACGTCTGCCAGCAGGGTTCCCACTCTTTCTATTGCGTCAGATGTTATTTCAATCATTCTTCCAACATCTCCAATTCAAGAATTATTTCCCCGTCCTCGCAGTCTGCTTTTGAAATGTTATACATATTGATTGCCCCGGCTTCGTCAATTTCAAGCTGGCGTCCTTTTTTGGGAACGCAACCAAAATCATATAATGACATATAGACCAGACAAGAAGCACGGTTTATGCCCTCTGCATTGTCCCCGTTTCCTCTCTGCCGTTCGTCGGCTGCCGTGTGGTCAATGATTATGGGCAAATAGTGTTTCTTGCCTTGATACCATATATCAGTCATAGTTGCCATTTCTCCGCAGTTGTGAAACACTTTCATGTCACTGGCAAGCTGTGCTTTGAAGTCCATTAGATAGGCGTTGCAACAAACCAGCTGTCTACATCATGCGGAACGCATAACGGTGCAGAAGACAGATTAAGGAAGCGGCGGGCAGGCTTGCGCTTTGTCCATGTGTCCGGTACATATTTACCCTCTACGGTCACAAAGTTGCCGTCTGGTTCCTTAATAAGTGTGATTGCTCCATAGTACATGGAATAATCAGCATTTGTGCTTAACAGTGCTAAACTGTCCGCAGGTACAAGCGGCTTGTCCTCCGGTGCGTCCGGGTTTGTCCAGTCGTCAAGATACCACTCATTGTACTTGTAAATATCAAGTCCCAGTTCGTGAATTGTGCCAATGTATGTGACGCCGTTCGGTAACTGCTTAGGCTGGATAACTGCAAGATTGAAGTTTTTCACATCAAGCATTTTCTGCACCTTTGGGTGATTTACAAACGCATTTGCAACGTCACTTCCCATTACGCAAATGTCGCAGTTCACAAAACCTTTCTTCTGTACTGTTTCGTGCCAGCGTTTAATATCTGCGATAGGGTCGGAAGTGTCAGCAGTCCACTTGTTTTTTGCAACTGAAATAGTTTCTTTGTTTGTAAAAGAAAAATCAATTACTTCATTCACTCCGTCGCCAATGATAGGAATTGCGCCAGTGAAGATTGTCTGTGCGCACATCAACTCTTCACGTCTTAAAATCTGTTCTCTTAACTCCTTGAAGTCGTCTGCCATTTTAAGCACGGCACGTTCCGCAGGTGTTCTGCCGGAATAAAGGCTTTCGCCCGGTCTTCTGATTAACAAATCATCAACGGTTGTTACTTTCTCCGGCGCAACTAAAGGCGGTGTATATGTCTTTGTCTGGTAGCCAGTGTTTGGCACTACCTTTCCACCAACTAATCTGCTGACGAACGGTGCAACTTTTCTGCTGCCCTTTCTGAAATCAACGTCAACGTCCTTTGTTGTGAATGTTTCTTCGTGTCTGAAAAATGTACTTCTAAAAAAAGTACACACGGGCGGTAACTTCTGAACCACTCTGCCCATTGTCCGTGGTTCGTAAATAGATACTTCGTTTGCCATTGTTGTTCTTCCTCCTTATCTCAAAAAGATTGATACTTTGCGCAGTGCTTCTTTGATTTTTGCTAAATCTGCCCCGGCTTCAAGTGCTAATGCGTCAGCAAAAAACTCACCTGTCATGTAATATGTTACTGGTTCTCCGCTGCCTGCTGCCGCAGCAGCAATACCGATTGCGCTTGCTTCGCTTCCTTTTGCAACCGGAATAATTTTATTGTCATTTGCAGCGTCAATCATTACTGGTGCGTATTCCTTGATAGCTGCATTTGCTGTTCCTGTTTCCGGTACTGTTGGAAAATCACCAGCAAAAAAATTCTTCGGTGTGATTTCTCTTTTTTCTACTGCATATTCACCCATTTGCTTGTACCTCCTTATTTCTCATCTGGAAACAACTTGTCAATAGCGGCATCAAACACGTTCTTGCCGTTCTCTCCTGCGTTGTCCTCCGGTGCTGCTCCCTGCACGCTGTTTGCACCGCCTTTTTCTGCGTCCTGCTGGCGGTTCTGAATGTAGTTGCCGCCCGCTTTGTTCTGCTCTGAAATGATTTTAACTGCCATTTCCTGCGCAGAAATAGGGTTGTCAAACTTTGCGTCCTTTGCGATTGCGTCATAATTGCCATTTGCCAAGTCTTCAATGCTTTTAATTCTGGCACGTTCTGTGGCTGCTGCTTCATTCTGGATTGTCGCTACTAAATCCGGGTATGCGGCTTTTAGTGCGTCAACCGTTGTGATTTTGTTTTCTGGTGCTGCCATTTGTGGTTCCTCCTTTTCCTGTGGCTTGTTGATAGGTTCTGTTGCACTATTTACTAAACTACCCGGATTTTGATTGTGCGGGCTGTTTAATAACTGGGTTGGAATACTCTTGAACATGGAAACGTCAATAGGCACTGAATTGACAACGATTTTTGAAGAATTTTCAACAACTGTTGTGCTGTCTTCAAACATCAATTCATCACAAAAGCCGTTTTCAACGGCAATGTCGCCCGTCCACCATGTTTCATTTGACATAAGCTGTTCTATGTCCTCTGTCTTTTTGCCAGTCTTACTGGCGTATGTATTGACAATGCTTTGTTTAATCACTTTCAGTTCATCAGCCATCTTCAAAAAGTCTTCTGCTCTGAAAGTGTCCCAGACTGTCATTGCGGGGTCATGTATCATAAATACACCATTTCTGGCAATCTTGATTGTGTCGCCTGCCATAGCAATGATTGTTGCTGCGGAAGCTGCCCAGCCATCAATTTTGACTGTTACTTTCGCTGAACAATCTTTCAATCTTGTAAAAATCGCATTTGCTGCGAACACATCACCACCGCCGCTGTTAATGCGCACGATAATTTCCGGCACATCACCAAGCGCCGCAAGTTCTTGATTGAATTGCTGTGGTGTTACCCTGTCTTCCCACCATGACTGCTGGCTGCTTATTGCTCCGTATAAAAGCAGTTCCGGTGGTTTGTCCCCTGCTGCCGGGATAAAGTTCCAGAATTTATTTGTTGTCACCCCGTAAGGATTGCCCGGCGTTCTGCTGTCCTGCTGCTGGTTCATTCCCGGCATTGCCTGCGGGTTCTGCTGGGGCGTTCTGTTTGTTTGTGGTTCCATTGGCAATTTTCTTCACCTCTTTCAGTTCTTTTTCTTCATGTTTCAACTGTTCGACATTGTTATAAAAGTTGCTTCCTGTCATTTGCATTGCTTCATCACTTCTGGTGCTAAAGCCGTTTGACACTCTCTTTTCTGCTGCCGTCACTTCTTTTACCGGGTCGAGCATACCTTTTGCTGGTCCGTTCCACTTTGCCCCGCAATATGCTTTCCTAATTGCCGGGTCAGTAAAGAAGCCCGGTGCTTTGATACGTCCTTTTGCTACCGCTTCCGTCAGCCATTCTTCATATACTGGCTGGCAGAAGTCCGTTGATAGCCAGTCACGGTACATATTAAACATTTTCCATGCTTCTTCCAGCGCACCTTTGCTGGCTGTATAGCTGGAATTAAAACGCTTCACAAGTAATTCATACGGAATTTCAAGTGCTGCGCCTATCTGCTGGCATATTGCTTCTACAAAGCCGCCAAAATTGGCGTTTGGTCTTCCGGGGTTCGTGTCGTGTGCTTTCTCGCCCTCGTTTAAGTCGATAACGGCGCCCGGCGCAAGTTCAATGGTGCTTTCGTCTTCTGCGTCCACCTGCACTTCTTCCGGCAGCATACTTCCTATTGCGTCTTCTGCGCTTGCGTCTGCCTTTTCAATGAAAATGGTAAACATACCAGATACAACCGCCGCCACAAGTTCTGCGTCTGTGTATCTTCCAAGCTGTTTCAGACTTTCAATGACTGGTGCAAGGAATGGAACGCCCCTGCGCTGTCCTATTCGCTCACGGTTCATCATGCAAAGCACATTTCTTCTTCCGGTCTTTTGTCCGTATGCTTCAACCCTCTGCCAGCTTATGTCATTGTATGCGTATGACAACGGGTGGTGGTTCGCTATGTGATACGCTACAACTTCCCCGGATTGGTCAACCTCCACACCTCCAACAATTTTATTGTCTATGGTGTCGCAGTTGTCCGGGCTGCAAAGTCTGTCTGCTTCTATCAGCTGCACACGCAGGTCATACGGCTGGTTTATTCGTGGTTTGACTGGCAATACCGCCAGACAATCCCCAGAAATAAGCCAGTTCATAAAAGCCAACTGCTGCAACTCGTAAAAGTTGTCTATCCTTGACATATCGCAATCATTGCTTTCAGCCCAGATAGACCACTCTTTTTCAATCTTTTTTTCAAGGTTCCGGCGTTCTTCTGGTGAAATTCCCAGCGTTTCTGCGTCAATGGTCGATTTCAACCGCAGCCCACGTCCAACAACGTTGGTGCGCATGGTTTTGACTGCCCCACAAGCAATGGGCGTTCCCATGTAAAGGTCACGTGACCTTTGACGTAATATGTTTACATTGTCTTCTATGTCCTCACGGCTGCTGCCGCCTGCATGAAGCCAGCCTGCAAGTGATTTCTTTGTGACGCTGGCGCCATAATTGCCATACCCGCTGTCTAAAATCTGCATTTTCTGCCTTGCAACCGTTCTTTTCAGTGCTGCTTGCGGTGCTATGACTGCTATTGCCTTATCAATTCCCGCTGCAATTCCCACGCTTTCACCTCCTTTATTGCATGAAAAAAGCACCTTTTCACGGGTGCTTTTTGTCTTTTTTCACTTATTCACGCTACAATATTACCCCATTTTTGCGGGCAATGGGGGGAAATAAAGCCTAAAAACGGGCAATCATGGGCAATGTTTTATAAATCCCGTGGTACAAATCGTTTTGCACGGTTCCTACCGCCGTATTTTGCCGCATTTTCAAGCGCAGTGACTTTCCCTTGCCAATATTCAATAGACTTTCTAATTTCGGTCAGATTGGCTTTTGTCATGGTCCTGCTGCCTATCGTGTATGACTGGGCGTTTGTCACCGCCAGTTCCGCTTCCAACCATGCGTCAAGGTGTCTTTTTGCTGTTTCCAGTGTAATTCCTGCCATTTATAAAATTCCTCCACTTCTTCTTCTGCCACGTTTTACAATTTTCTTTGCTTGTGTGGCGTCTTTCTTTTTATCCGGTTTCTTCAACGGTACGTTGATTATTTCAATAGCTGCCGTTGCGTAGTTTCGGCAGTCCAGCGCTTCATTTCGCTTGTGTTCGCCTTTGTCTTTCAGTTCCCACGCAAAATATGGTCTGCCCATCTTGTAACGCATTACCTTTTTTTCTGACGTTAAGCCCTTGAAATACTTTTCGTCATATCCCTTGCCCTCTTCTTTCGGAAAATGGCAAAAGCCGGGTCCCTCTTCCTCCAACTTTAGTCTGTCCATAAGCAGGCTTTTTCCTGTATCAACTCCCAGTGTAAAAAGGTATGCGCCCTCACGGTTGCTTTTTGACGGCTTCTGGATATATGCTGCGGCGCTATCATTTGAACCTTTGATTGCAAATACCCTGCGATTGAACCTGGCTTTGCAGAATTTATATACTTGATTGGTTCTGTGTCCTCCACTATCAATGCAGACACATGACAGCTTCATTTTCGTTCCGTCCGGCTTTTCAAAGGTTTGTAGCAAGAATGTGTCAAGGTCTTGCCATACTTGATTGTTAATATCTGAATTGTCGCCGTATATTGCCGCATACCTAATTCCCCAGCTTTCATATTCTGGACCCCAGCCCACAACTTCAATTTCAAATCTGTCGTCCTGCGTATCTACGCCAGCTGTCAAGTACAGCACTTCTTCTGGCACTTCGCACTTGTATTTCTCCCGGCGCTTCATCAGTTCGTCGTCTTCTATGGTTTCCCCGTCTTCTTCCCACGTTTGCCCCATTTCGGTATTAGTCCATACTTTCATCAGTTCCACGTTGCCTTTTTTCATCTGGTCATTTGCTGTCAGAAACTTTTCAACAACTTCTTGCCATGTGGTCAATGTGGAAGCAAGCGTGTTCAAGTGGAACCCACGCACGGGGTTGTCTGGGTCTTCATGCACAAATGTTCCGTCAATAAAGTGTTCTTTCCATTCTGCTTCACTGGATATGACGCCGCACTTGCTGCAAGCATATCTGATTTCTGACAGGTCGTTTTTGTCAAATACAACATTTGACCATACCAGCGGTTGCAGTTCTCCGCAGCACGGGCACGGTGCGTTCCATTCTCCCCGGCTGCTGTTTTCGTACTCCACTTCTATTCTGGAAGCCCCTTTGACTGTCGGTGTTGAAATGTCCACCTGCTTTTTGTTCCAGAATGTAGTCTGACGCTTTGAAGCCAGCAAAAGCGGGTCGCCCTCTTTTCCTGCGCTGGCTGGGTATGCGTCTATTTCATCCGCAAGCAATATTCTGATTGTGTGGCTTCGTAGTCCTGTTGGGCTGTTCGCTCCCGCAATCGTTATGAAGCCGCCCGGAAATATCTTTTGCATGATTGTGTTGCCGCTGTTGCGGCTCTTTTCATTGATACGGTCCGCAAGTACGGGTGTATCACGCAGCATAGGTGACAGCTTTTCTTTTGAAAACTTCTCTGCCATGTCTATTGTCGGCTGTATAACCATAATCGGTGACGGGTCATAATGCACATAATATCCAATAGGGTTCAGCACCATTGCGTCTGTCTTTCCCACCTGTGCTGCCGACATAATCACAACTTTTTTTATTGTAATATCTGTTATGGCGTCCATAATCTCTTTTTGATACGGTGCTTTTGCCGTCTTCCAGCGTCCCGGCTCTGCGGAAGACCCGGCAGACAGTCTGCGGAACTTGTCTGCCCACTGTGAAAGTGTCATTTCTGGTGGCGGTTGCAGCACTTTGAAAATCCGTGTGAACATATCAACTGTGTTTTTCTTCATTGTCTACACCGTACCCAAACACTGTCTGGAAGTCTGAAAGTTCTTCCAATACTTCATCAATGGCGCTTTTCAGCAACTTAAATATTTCTGTCTGGTCCTTTTTCTTTGATAGAATGGGGCTTAACTTTGCAGGTATAGCCATAAGCCTTGTTTTGAACCTAACAAGCGTGTCTGTCATTACCTGTTCCACGTCCTCTGTGGTGTGTACCTCATTTCTGCGCAGCTGCAATTCCAGTTCTTGTGCTTCTCTTTTTGCTCTGACCAGCTTTGCACGTTCTGCGTTGTAATCTATTGTGCTTTCGCTTTCCGGGTTGTTCTTGCGCAAGTAATTTATATACTGGTGGTTTACGGTCTTCAAGTCGTACAGTCCCGGTCTGATTTCCGTTATAACCTTTTCGTCACGCAGCTGGCGCACTCTGCGTTCTGAAATATCCAGCCAAGCGGCAACCGCCTTTGAAGTGTACGCTTTCAAAAACCGCACCCCCTTTCTTTTGTGTCCGAATTGGTCACATTTTTTCTTTTTTTGAACCCCCACCCCCTTTATTTTTACCGGGTCGGAAGCGGAAATGAAATTTTCAAAATTATATCTGGGCAGGTTTTGGGCGTCGCCGTACCCGCAGTGCTTCCAGACCGCCGGAAGAACCTATCAAACGTCGTCCACAACGTCTGTGATTTCGTCGCTGTCTGTGCTTCCGTCCGGGTTAATCTCAAATTCACCTGTTAGCTTCTGTTTGTTCAATTCAAGTTGCTTTTCAGCAAGCGTCAAGCGTCTGTCTTCCAGTTCATACGCCTTGATACTGTCCAGCTGCTTGATGATACGCCCATGTAGTTTGTTTAGTTCTGCTTCCACTTTCATTGCTCTTTCAAATGGGCTGGACTTGATAACAGACTTCATGGCTGTTTTATATGTTTCACCCTTGCTGCCCTCTGGGTCTGCGCACTGCTGGTGTTCCATGCCGCAGTCCTCTTCCTGCTGTCTTTCCTCCATGCTCTTTGGCACAATCATGTGTACTATTTTATCTGTGTAAAAGCCGCCTGCTTCCGGGCTTTCATACTCTTTCAATAGGCTTTCCAGATAGGCTTTACGCAGATACAATGCCTGCAATTCCTCCATCATTTGTGACATTGCGGACGGTGTGCCCATGTTCTGTATTGCTGCCGCCTGCTCCGGGTCTATGTCTTCATACCCTGCCTGTGCGAACGCCCCATGTGTGACAGCGTTTTTGTTGCCCTTTTTTGCCGGGGTTTTTCCGGCAGCATTTTTGTTGCCTTTTTGACCCCCTCTTTTTTTCGGCTTGTTTTTCAGTGCTTCGTCCCAGCTGTCTTCTGACTTCCATTTTCTTATCCGCACTTCTGGCACCCCTGCCAGTTTTGCCAGTTCCGCTGTTTCAATCTTGCCGTCTGCGTCCAGATAGCGTTGCATTGACTTGTCTCGTTCCGGGTTCCGTGGTCTTCCCATCTTCTCACCTCTTTTCGTTCGTTTTCATTCTTTCCAACTCTTCCAGTTTACGGAAGTATAAAAAATTATGGGCTTTGTAAATTCAAAAAATCACCAAAGCCCACTATTGCCAACGTGCAAATATAACGGCTTAAAGCCTGCTTCACTGGCTTAAATTATACCAGTAAAACGCAGGCAATGGCGGGCAATGATTGCTTATGCAATCCTCTTGAATTGTGAAATAATCTGGTTCTTTTCAAACCTCTGTGAAAGTGTTTCAAGTGCTGCATCTCTTATATTCTTGCACTGTCTTTCACTGTATGAATTGCGTACCGCTACTTGTTCCCATTTGAGGTTGTGCATGTAAAAATCAAAAATAATGCGCTTTTCTTTCAGTTTCAGCCTTGAAACCTCCTGCAAAATCTGCGCTTTTAAGGCTTGCAACTGCTGCACCTTTGCTTCATACTCTCTAATTTCACCGCTGACATAATCTGGAATATTAAGCGCCATATTTTCTGTTTGTCGTGATATATTATTTTTTCCTTTTGGTAGACCGTCGCACTGTATAGCGCCAATGGGATTGTAATACTGGTCCGTCAAATCATTTATAATTTTTCTGTATATATTCACCTCCCCGTCTATATCTTTGTAATATTGCAATAATTCAATTACCCTGCCTTTTTCCATTGCCTGCGCCATTTGCTTTTCCTCCATTCTTTGTTTTTGCCAGTTCTCCCCGGCTTCTATCCGTCTTGCACGCCAACTTCCTTGTCTTCTGCTGCCTGCTGCCGTTCTTTATCTTCATACCCCATGCACTTCATGTATCTTTCCGGCTTTCCGCAGCTTTCATAGTGTTTGCAGTCAGCGCAAACATTTTCTTTCATTTGTGTTTCCTCCGTTATATGTAGCCTGCGCACTCCGGTTCCCCTCTTAATAACCGCATTGAACATGAACCGCCGCACTCATAGGCTTTTGAAATGTGCTTTGCGCATTTTGTATTTGTGCACTGGTTCCGACAAAATACGGGCATATTGTCTGTATTAAGCATTATTATTGGTCTTTCCATCTGCTATACCTCCATTTTTCTTATGAACTGGAAGCACTCTGCTGCGTCGTGCATGGTTCTTATTACTCCATCTTCGTCTATGTATACTGCGTCAATAAATTTTGGTTTTGGTGCGTTTCTGTCTTCTATTGGTTCATTTCCAAAATCAATCATAATTTGCAGAACATTGTATATTCTTTCGTGAATAATCATTTTATAATCTGTCATGTTTATTGGCATTTTCTGCGCCTCCTATGCTGTTTCATGTAAAATTATCTTTCTGAACATACTTTCAAATATGGGAACCGCAATACTGTTCCCAGCCTGCTTGTATAACGCCATTCTGTATCTTCCAGAACGCTTCTGGACTGCTTTTGCCCTTTCGTAGTCTTCGTCTGTATATCCTTGCAGACGCCAGCACTCCCGTTCTGTTAAATATCTATAACGCCCGTTTCCGCAGTCAATCACCTGCGCTGGTGTTCTGTCCTGTCTGGTCGTGATTGTGTATGCAAAATCTTTTATCACCGTTGCTCTTCTTATGCCTTTTTCTCCAATCACACTGTACACACTCGGTTGCGTCACGTCGTACACTGGCGGCACTTCGTCATTGTCCAGAAGAAATTCTGATATATCTTTCATTGGTGTTCTGATTAAGTCTGAAAAGTCGAACTTTTCACCATTCAGCACCGATACTGTGAAAACCCTTTCCCGTGCCTGCGGCAATCCAAAGTCCCTTGCGTCTAATATTTGATAATTGCTTGTATATCCCAGCTTTTCCATTTCTGCTATGTATTGTTCAAAATTCTTCTTGTTGTAGCCATTTAATACATTTTTCACGTTTTCCCAGATAACATATTTTGGCTTCCATTCGCCCATATTTTGAATAATGTGTATTGTTTCCCACATCAAACTTGACCGGGTGCCGCTTCCTTTGTCTGCCCCTTTTCCTCTGTTTATCCTCCCTGCTTCCGCAGTTGCTTTTCCTTGATGTCCCGCAATGCTCATATCTTGACACGGGCTGCCATGTATCAGAATATCTGGTTTGAGGTTCCAGCCCACCACTGATTGTGTTTTATACTCTAATTCTTCCGCAAACATTGCATTGTATGACCTTACGGCGTTTTCGTCTATTTCCACATAGTCAATAGCTTTTGTTGGAATGTTCAAATTTCGCAAAGCACATCTGGGGGAACCAATTCCCCCAAATAGTTCTAAAATCTGTACCACGTCTACACCTCCTGCAACGCTATTACACAATAGCCCTCTTCAAGTGCGCTGCTGGTCGTGTCGTCGTCCATGCAGATAATTTTCATGTCAGCCGTGTTTCCGGTTGCTCTACCCTCTGCAAACTCAATCAGCTTCACTGTGTCGCCCTCTCTGTAACCGTCATTTTTCAAAATCATGTATGGTCTTGTGTGGTCGATTGCAACGGCTTTCATTTTGTCCGGTGATACTCTGATTGTTTTTTCTTTTCTTTCATCAGACGGCAAGTGCTGCATTTTCTCTTCCTGCTGCATTTCACGCAGTTTCTTTTGCGTTTCCCGGTCAATAGCTGCCTGCTCTTCGTTGTATCTCTCTTCGTCCGTCTTCTGTGCTTCTCTGCGGTTCTCATAGGCGTTGCAGCTGGTCACGGTTGCTGTCTTGTCGTGGCAATCCTCATAATGTGTGCAGCTGTAACAAAGTGATGTTATCTGCTCCGGCTGCGGGTCAATATATTCTGACTGCTGCCCGGCTGTGTCCCCTGTGCCCTCTGTGGCTTCTCCTGCTTCCTCTGTGGCTTTTTCTTCCTGCTGCTGGTCTGTTTCATTGCCTGTGGCGCTTTCTCCCGCTCCTGTGGCTTCCTGCTTCTCTTCCATCTGGCTAATGTCCATCTGTCCCGGTATCTGCTGCGACGCTTCCCAGTTCTTCTTTAACTGCTTAATGTCTGATAACGTCAGCACTTCATTTTCCCGGAATACCTCTGCCGCCTGCTTCTGGTAATCTTCCGGCAGCCCGGACGCTTCATAAATGACAGATACAACAATTCTGTTTGCCTTAAATTCTGCCATCAGTTCTGGAATGATATTGTTATAAATTGCCTTATATCTTCCAACCTGTGCCGGGGACGTTTCTATAATTTCCGCTAATAAGTCACGGGTCCTGCCCGGAATGTTCATGCTTTCTTTTAATTCCAGCACCAGTTTTTCTGTTTCCAGTGCTTCTGTCATACGCTCCCAGTCTGTCTTTTCACGGAAACGGTTTGCCATAATCAGTGCCAGTCTGTCCAGTATGGCGTTTTTCTTTGGCTTGATTAAGATTGGAACCCGTCTGAAACGCTCTTTTCCCTCGTCCACAAGCTGCATGACTGCCAGCCGTCTTCTGTGTCCTGCAATGATACGGCGCTTGCCGTCTTCCTCTTCATCAGTCACCAGAAGCGGTTGCAGTACTCCCAGAAGTTCAATGGACTGTTTCAAGTCCTGCACGTCCTCTACACTGTAAAAATTACCTTTTGACGGTATAAGGTCGTAAATATCAGCTGTGCTGCTCACGCCCTCTTCTGACGTGACAACCTCTGCGCCTGCTGCTGTCTGCTGCTGTTCTGTTTTCTGCTGCTCCCCAGCTTCCTTTGACCGCTGGTTTAATAACTCTGTCAAGTTGAATTTCTTTGCTGCTCCTGCCATTGTCTTTTCCCTCCTAACGTGTCCGAATTGGTCACATTCTCAACCATTCTTCCACTAACGCTTTATAGTCGGCACTTGCGCCGCAGCGTGGGGAATATAAAATGATTGGTAATCTTTCAAATGTGCTGGGCTTCATTTTCGGTGTCTTTCTGATATGTGTATCAAAAACCGGATATTCAAGCGTCTTCAAGAACTCTTCACCCTGCGTGTCTGCTTCATTGGTTCTGTCGTACTGTGTGACAAAGCAGCCGCAGAAGCGCAACTGTGGGTTTAAGTCCTCACGGGTGTTGTCAATCTGTTCTTTCAGTTCTGCCAGTCCATCTATTGCAAAATCATCAATGGTTATAGGCACCATGACGTCTTGTGAAGCTACCAGCGCATTTATGGTTGAAATGTTAATGTCCGGTGCGTTGTCAATAATGCAGTAGTCATATTCGTTCTGTAAGCCGTCAAGAAACTTCTTGAAGCGTGTCTGCTGCGGTCTTGACTGGTCCAGCATGACTTCCAGATTGGCTGTAAGCAAATTCATGTTCGCTGTGATAATGTCTAACCCCTCAAAGTCCGTGTGCTGGATAACCTCTGCCGGGTCAATGCCCCGCTGTGTCATTACCTCTGCCGTGCCCTTATGGTCATAGCTGTGGCGGTTCATAATCTTGCTTGCGTTGCCCTGCTTGTCATTGTCAATCAGCAGGACTTTGAAGCCTTTTACTGCTGCCAGAATATGTGCCATGTTTACGCTGGAAATGGTCTTTGCCACTCCACCTTTGAGATTGATAATTGATAATGTTTTCATGTTGTATTCCTCCTTGTATCTGGTATGAATTTATAGTTGCTTCCCAGTAATGCGGCAGGCTGGATTTGAACCAGCGACATCATAGACACGGACTGACAACGGCTGCTGCCGTTCTATTTCACCGTGCCCGTCCCTCTACCAGCTGGGGTACTGCCGCCCGTTTCCGGGCGCTTGTCCCGGTCTTTTACGCTTCTACTGTTTCACTGCCTGCGAAAAATACTTCTCTGCTTCCCCAGTCGTGAACTTTCGCCCGCTTTTCTTCTCTGCGGTTTTCGTTGTATCTTCCGGCGTGGTGTATTGCTGCGTATGTGACAGTTTTTGCAGTTCTTTTTGTGATTTCAAATACAACTGCGCTTTCTCCATATCTCTTTCCAACTTCAAATGTTCTCATGTTTTATACCTCCGTTTGCTTTGCTTCTTTAACTGTCTTTATTATATACTTACGGAAGTATAAAGTCTATTGACATTCTGCACAATCTTACGGAAGTATATTTGTATATTTTGTATACTTCCGTAAGTATTTGTTATTATCTGCCACGGCGTTTCAGTTCGTCTGCAAATTCTCTGACCGGAACTTTCACGGTCAACGGTTCATATTTTCCGCAGCCGTCCAATTCATACAAGAACTGTGTTTCGCCTTTTTTCAGATAGTGAAGCGTTGCAATGTCTGTGACCTTATGCAGCGCAACTGCTGCCGTTGTAATCACCGTGCAGCCCTGTGGCAAATAAAGCGCTTCTTTTGTTTCTCCGTCCTTTGTTGCCTTGATTGCTACTGTGTCCCCAATCTCTAACGGACACACCGCCTTGAAAAATTCTGCTTTCATTCCTCTTTGTCCTCCTGTTCGTGCTTCTCTCTGTTCTGTCTTCTTACCTCCCAGCCAACTTCTCTGACTACTACAAAGACCAGATATAAAATACCCAGCCCCACACAGACCGCAAAGAATGTTACCAGTGCTTTTACAACCTCAATCAGAAATGCAATCATTGTTCTTTCCCTCCCTCATTTTCTGTTTTGCCCAGCCAATAGCCCGGCTGCTTGCGTTTATCTGGTGTAGCTGACGTACTCTGATATTATTTGTCTTTTCTTCTTCCTCTGCCTGCTGCCGTTCCAGCTGTCGGCGGTATAGCAATTCTTTTCCGCTGTAATACTTCCGCTTCTTTTTCGCCATCTTTATTCCTCCATCAAAAGAACTTTCTATGGTATCTGCTGCCCTTGCTTGCCTGTTTGCGTCGCTGGCGCTGTTTTCTTCTCTTCTGGTACTGGGCGTCTTCTGCTGCTGCCACCTGCCTTTTGGCTGCTTCGTGGTCTATGTTGTCCACCTCTTCTTGCAGGACTTCCAGCACTTCAACTTCACTGTCCTTGAAAGTGAATGTCATACCGGGGTCATACTCACCACTTGTCCAGTCTTTCTGGAACTTCTCAAAATTATCTCTGTATCTATACAGTGCCTGTGGGTGGTACTGTTCGGCTTCATATATGCCCAGCATAACTTCTTTGTCGTCCTTGTCGTCCCAGTTGTAAAGGTGCCAGCTTTCGTGGTTGTCCCAGTTCCACTTTGACAAATACAACACTATTCCGTCAAAGTAGTTGCCCTCACGCACCATGCCTTTCATTTGCTTGCAGGTGAAGCCCTGCCCCTTTAATTCCTCTTTGATTTTCTCATAGTCCCTGCCGCCAGTATGTAACTTTGCTTTTACGATTAACGGTAAATACTGTGGCTGTTTATCTTCTTTTCTTGCCATTGCTTGTCCTTTCCAGTCTGTCTGCAATCCTCAATATGCTTTCCATTGACTTTCTAATGTTTGTGTCTGTGCCCTCTGTTATTTTCAGCACGTCTGCTATGTCCCGCAGTTCTTGTGCCATTTCTTCTGTTTCCCCGGTCACAATGTCGTATTTATTGCGGCAGGCGGTGCAGACCTGCGAACCCTCCGGGATAACTTCGCCGCATATCAAGCAGCGGTCAACGTCGTTCATTCTTCCCAGCTTTCGTATTTCTTCACACGCCTTGTCAAGTTCTGCACCTGCTCAACAAGGTTTGCAACCTCATGTGGTGACAATCCGGTTTGTTCATAGTCGTATAGCTTCTTTGCGGCTTGATTGACTGTGACGTGCGGTTTTAATACTGCTTTCTGCCCGTTCTGGCTGTATTCTGTCAGTGTCGTTCTTTTCTGCCGTTTCCGTGGCTCCTGCTGCTTAAATGCTCCGGCACGCTTCATGGTGCTGTAATATGGCACCGTCTTTTTCAATGTGTGGTCCATGTAGCCCATTACAATTCCACCTTTCTTCCCGTCTGCTCTATAATTCCCAGATAACCTGCTATTGTGTCCATTGCTTCTTCTGCGGACCAGCAAACCGCCGTTTCATACCCCTGCTGCCGCAGCTGTTCCAGCCACCAGTCTTGCTTCTCTGTTGTCTTGTTGTTCTGCCACTTCATTTCCACATACAGCCCGTGTTTTCCGTTTCTGGCTACTGGCAAGCATAAGTCCGGCACCCCGGCTTTCACTCCCTGTCTTTTAAGGTTTGCCGCTTCCAGCTGGTTTCTGCTGCCGCCGTTCGGTATGTGGTGCAGCAAGTCCAATTCTGGGAAGTCCTTTGCGTAGAACCTCGCCCAGTTTATAACTCTTTCCTGCTCCGTCGCTTCACTGCGCTTTCTGTAATATCCTCTACTCATTGGCGTTTGTCCTTTCGTCAAGGTGTGTCGCCATCATGTCTGCAATGTGAAGCATAGCCGCAAGCCTGCTGCCTGCAAAAGCATTGTTCATGTCATAGCTGCCGCCCTTTACTGCGCTATCAAAAGCGCCCATGTGCCATCTGATAGCCAGCATTTCTTCTTCCGTAAGCTGCATATATCGCATAATCTGTATAATTGACTTTTCACCGTGTCCCAGTGGCAGGCTGTTTGTATATCCGTATACCTCAACTTCTTTCCAGCTTCCGTCTTTCTGCTTCTGGTTCTTCTTTTCCACCTTGTAGGCGTCCACCTTGCAAACGTCATGCAGAAGCGCCGCAACTGCGATTGTGTCCACTGTATATTCCGGGTACGTTCTGCCCTGCCTTTTGTTCTCTTCGTCTGCCAGCCGAACCAATCTGCGGTATACATGGTTTGTATGTTCTACCAGACCGCCTGCGTATGCACCGTGGTACTTTGTACCTGCCGGGGCTGTGAAAAATCCCGCTTCTTCCAGCCACACAAGCAACTTATCTGCTCCCGGTCTATTTATGTATGAAAAGTAATTCTTGAACTTCTCAACCTCTGCCACTCTCTGCGCTTCATTCATTGTCTTGTCCTCCTGTGGTTTCTTCCCGGCTGTCCACCAGATATATTTTGCCGTCCTGCTCATACAGCATGACTTTTCCTTTCAGTGCCGCCAGTGTCATTTCTGTTTTCATTCCATCTGATACGCCGTACTTGTCGCCAATCAGAATGTATTTGCAGTTTTCAAGTATCTTCATTCCCGCTGCCATGCCCCGTCTTCTTTCTTCCGGGTTCTGGTCGTCTGTAACTTCCGTCAAGTATAAATGCACCGTGACCGGGATAAAGCCATTGTTTATGGCTGCCCGTGTCAGCTTGCGTGCATATTCCTTGTTGCGCTTTGTGTCGCCCCGGTATGGGCTACACACATACAGCAAATCATTCACCTGCCGTCACCTCCGTTCTTTTCTTCGTATGCTTGCGCACGCTTTTGATAATATCCCTCTTCTATATCTGGTATTCCAATATCCATACCGCATTTATCATTCAAGAACTGGCATACCTCACGATAGCCCAGCCCTCCGTTTTTCTTGCTTGTAAATGCGAACTTTACCACGTTTGGTTCCAGTTTTTGCAGTCTTATAAATCTGTCTTGGTCATACATTATGCCAAATCCACATAATTTACAGCCCGTCCTCTGCTCTCCTGTTAGCTTGTATGTTTCGCACCCAGTACATTGAAGCCCGCCACATACGCACTCCCCATATACTGGCATAAGCGGTATGACCTCCGTGTATATGTACCACAGCACTGTCTGTTCCTCTACTGGTCCCAGCGGCTTTGACTTTGGGTGGTCGCCGTCAAACATATTGCACCCGGTCATTCTATATGCTGTCATTCTGTCCCTGCTGTCTGCTGCCATTTCTCCTGTTACCGGAAGCAGCCCTCCCAGTTCTTTTTGTGCCTGTTTCATAGGGTCTTTTTTGAGTATTCCGCAGCACTGCTCTGAAAGCACTATTTCATCATTATCCAGAATAGGTCTGTATTTCACCGGAAGAAAGCGGGTTCCAATATAGTTGTCAGCCCTTATCTTTGTTAAATTCAAAATTACCGTATCATTGAACCCCAGTTCACGCAGACGGTCTGCTGCTTTTATCATTTCGCTATGGTTGTTCTTTGTGTAGTGCTGTGGCATATATTGTTCTATATCTGCATACTTTAAGCCAAGTCTTTTCAGTGTCGTTTTGCAGTCCCTCACCATTCTTGAAATCTTTTTACTTATGAATGGCAGTCCTACTGTATCAACAATGTTTATATAGTTGTCCTCTGCCTTAATTTCGTGGTACTCAACTTCTATTCCGAATTTTTCTTTGATGAACTGTAAATATTCTTTTCTATACTTTGCGGCGCAGCTAAATTCATTTGTTGTGTTTGAGAAGAAAACCCGCAATGGCTTGTCTTTGTGTGAAGACACTGACCACATCTGCGCCATGAGGTACAACAATACTGCGCTGTCTTTTCCTCCGCTGAATGAAACTGCTAACTGCCCCCCCGTCCTCACTATTGCTTCTAAACACTTCGCCTGTGCAACCTGTATTTGTTCCGGCTTGCTTCTCTGCCACATCATGCGCACTTCTTTTTCTGTGTATATATACTTTCCGTCTGACATTACGCCGTCACCTCCGTTGCCGCCTTTATCAATCTTTGCTGTATTGCTTCAAAATCAAGCCGCAAGTCCCGCATATTCCAGTATGTGCCGCAGCCCGTGCATTGTTCGTCCGTGTATGTGTACGGGCAGGCGGTGCAAATGTCCGTTTCTTCCTGCAATGTCTTTGCGACTGCTGCCAGTTGAAAAGCTATGCCCCAGAATTTCTTCAAGTCAATTTCTGAAATGTCCACCGGAACTGCTGCTGCCTTTTCAATCTCTGCGTCTGTGACTTTGTATTTCTCTTTCAACGTGGTATACATCACCTGCGCTGTCTGCTGTTCACCGCCTATGCCACGTTCTGCCAGTGCTTTTATTTTCACCAGCTTTGCAATTATCTTCTGTCTGTCCTGTTGTATCTGGTCCATGTTCTCACCTCATATACTGCCACGACTGCGGCGCCCTTTTAATTCCCAGTTCTTCCAGTGCCACCGCCCGTGGGTACTCTTTCACGTCTGCGACTTCCCAGCCGTAAACCTTGTTACGGCTCCCTGCTGCATAATTGTGAATATCATGTGCAGGAACCTTGCTTTTCTTCTCTGCTTCTTCAAAGTTCTTGATTTCCAAAACCTCCGGGCAAATAAATTCACCCAGCACCCCGGCACCGCCTGTCACGTACACCAGCACCCGGAACGGCGCTTTGCATTGTGGTTTTGTCTTCCGCAGTTCCAGAACCTTTTCGCCTGCTGCCATCTTCTGCCACCACTTCTGGTGTAGTGATAATATGACCACTGGCATTTCTTCCAGTTCTGGTGGTTCCCATTGCTGCTTCATGCTCTTTTCCTCCTAAATCTTCAATACCTGTCCCGGATATATCAAATCCGGGTTCTTAATGCCGTTTTTGTGTGCCAGTGCATAGCAGGCGGCACCGTTTCCGTAAAACCTCTGTGCAATCTTCCAAAGGCTGTCACCTTTTTGCACTGTGTATTCTTTTCGGTCTGTCTGGTTTCTTCCTACAACCTCCGGCGGTTCCTCTGGTTTGTAGTAGAACGCTTCTGCTATCGACCCGCAATACTGGCACCGTTCACCCAGCTTTACTTCTGCCCCGCAAAATTTACACTTCATGCGCTGTCCCTCACTGTTCAAATTCGCTTTTCAGTTCAATTCTGATATACAGAATGTGTTGCAGGTCTTCCACCCGGTATTGTGTGAATTGCTCAACTGGCACCTGCTCCGGCAGGCTGTCTGTTTTCTCCCAGTCCCACATTTGTTCCGTGGCTCTGTATGTTTCCATTCCCAGCCCCATTTTCTTAATGCGTCGCTGCGGGTTCAATGTTCCATGCACTGCGTTTGCAGCATATCCACGGTATACAACCTGTCTGGCTGCGTTATATATCACCACTCTGTCACTGGGCGTCAGCTTGTCCATAATGTCGCCCAGTCTGATTTCATTTTCCATCACCATTCACCCCTCATTCTTCTTTCAATTCTTTCTTTCGCCTGCTGCACCTCTCTTGAATACTCTGTTTCTGTCAATCCTTTGTTCCATACGTGTTCATAAGCACCAGCAACACCGTAGTTGTAGGCTGTCAGCACTTCTGCTTCTGTGTCGAACCTCTCTTGCAGTTCTGCCAGATAATCTACACCGACAAGCACGTTGAAATATGGATTTTCCACATTATCAACATTCAGTCTGCGCATACGCTCTTTGTGCCACTTCGGTAATACCTGCATATATCCGGTTGAACCCTCTTTGCAGCTGGCGTCCCATCTGTACCCGCTTTCTATCTCGATAATTGCCAGCACCAGTGTGTATTCAACGCCATACTGCTTGCAGATTATGTATGTGTACTGCTGCATACATTCCGGTAAATACCCGCCGTTGTCTGCGTAGTCCTCCGGCACTTCATAGCGTGTCCAGCCGTCCAGTGCTTCCCCGTCCCAGTCAAGTGACATAAGGTTGAACGGGTACGCTTCCGCTTCTTCTGTGGTGCTTTCTGTCGGCTGTGTGGTCTGTACTGGTTCCGGTGTGTTCTTTGGCAGTGTGTTTGCCGTTGGCTTTACTGCCGCACCTACCACAGTCACGCACACAATGAATACCAGCACGCCTGCTGCAATGTAATTTCCGTATGCCTTAATTGCTCTTTTTATCCTCTTACGCCTTAATATCCGGTGCAGCCTTGTTTTTCTTCCTGTTTCCACTTCGTTTTCCTCCTTGTCCTGCCTTTTTTGGCTCTTTTTTCCACATTTTCAAGTAAATATGCCACCCGGTCTGTTCATAAAAGACCGCTTCGCATGACACAATGTTGTAATTGCTGTATATCTTTCTGAACTCTTCCAGCCCTGCGTCCGGTGACTTTGCCAACTGTTCCACTTTTCTTTTGCTGTACTTAAAATCATTGCACTTTTCTTCCGGTGCGTTCAGATTTCGGCTGTACTTCCAGTGGTTCTGGTCACGCTGCTGCTTCTCCCCGCCGTCCTCTCTGGTTGTTTCCGGGCGGTCAAGGTTTCTGCTGCTGGAATAGCGTTTCTTTCCCTGCGGGTCCTTGACAATATACTTGCAAAGTCCCTCTATTCCGTTTTCATTCATTTGCAGTCTGTCTGCATTTACCCAGCCCAGCTGTTTTATACTGGCTCTGTATTCCGGGTCGCTGGTCTTCTTCCAGTTGATACGGTCTTTTGTCCACATTAGTTCCACGTCGTCACGGTCAAGCCCACCATTCATAATGATGTGGTGATGTATACGCTTTAGGCACTGCCCGTCCTTGCTGTATTTGTATTCCGTGACAAGTATGTATTTCAAAGGGTCAAGCCCCAGTTTCTTTCTGCGGTATGCTATGCGCCGCAGGTAGTTTGTCACAATGTTTTCTGCTTCTTCTACTGTGCCCGGCAGGTTCTCTTCACTGTATGTGCAGGACGTGTGCAGGTCCCCTATTCTGAAATTGCCATTGCCCAACTGTACCAGATAGCGTTTGGCGTTCTTGTCGTTAAGGTCTTTTTGCTTTGGGGCATTGACTTTTCTTTTCTTACCCCTCTTCCCTCTGGCTGCCTGCTCTGCTGCTTCTGTTCGTGGTATTATGTCCACTTCTCTATAATTGGCACAGTCTGTCTTCTTCTCTCTGATATACACCACTGCACTTCCTTTTCTGTCTGATACCTTTTTCAGCGTATAAGGGTACACCAGAAGTGGGGTGGTTCTATCCTCCATCAATCCTGTTTATTATCCATACAGCGTATATATAAATTTATATATTTCGTAGGAATGTTAATACCCCATACAAGCCCGTTTAGCAGGGATAAAACCCGCTATTTTCAAGGACTTTTCAGCCCTAAAATGTTTGACTTGTAACCGCCAATATGGTATAATAAACGTGTATTGAATTATTAACATATTGACTTTTGAAAAGCCTTTGATTTTGTGTTTCCGGCACAGCTTCAAAGGCTTTTTGCTTGCCATTTTTACAATGCTCTGTACAACTCTTTGCGGCTCTCACCGCACCAGATTTTCTTCCCATCTTCCGTCTGCACAGTCACTATTCCGTCCCTAAATCTGTACCCAGCAATTATCTTGCCCCGGTGCCATTTACCGTTGTGGTAAATCTCCGCTGGCTGTCCGGCTACATAAGGAAAGTTATCTAAACTCATTCTTCCTGCCCTCCTGCGTGTGCTGCCGCACTCGCTTTCAGTAAATCAGTTACCAGTTCCCAGCTTTCCAAGAATAAAGCGGAGCGGAACGAAACGTGGTTGTAGACGTCAGAACGGGCGTTGTACAAGATCAGCGCACCAGCGCCACCGTAGGAAGCGTTGCCGAAACCCGAACCCCGGAGAGGCACGGCTTCTTCAAGTTCGCTGTCTGCCCATATTCCGGCTATTTCGTTCTTCCAATCGTGCGGTACAATTCCCAGCTTGTACGCAATTTCCGGTACGTCTTCCAACTCTTCCAGCTGCAATTCTGCAATGTGGCAGCCGTCCCAGTCCTTTTCTATCTTTTCTGCGGTTGACATAACCACGCCGCCGTCACTGCTGCCGTACAGCTTCAATGGCTTTCCGTTTACCTCTGCAACGGTCCAGTCCGGGGCTTCGTCCTTGTAGCCCTCAACTGCTGCGTCATTGTCCTTTGTGTACTCCACAACACCTTTATGCAGGCGTAATCCCGTTACAAATTCCCAGAAGTTACCGCAGATACCGAACACGCCGCCTGCGGTTCCGTCATGTGACCATGTAAGCGGGTCACACCCGGTCAGTGTTCTTCCGGCGCTGTCGTATACAACGCCCTTTTCCTGCTGGTTGTCTGCATTGCAGCCGTGGTTCGTGTTGCCGCCTATCGTGTGCCCCAGTTCTTCTGCTTCATGCAGTAAGTAGGCAAATTCCGTGTTTGTCATAAGGTGCCAGCCCTCACCCTTTCTGGCGCAGGCTGCCGCCGCTTCATCAAGTGTGATTGTGTGGCGTGGCTGCTGGTACGGCAGGGACACTGCAACGTCACCGCCCATGCTCTTCATTGTTGTATTGTGGTACTGTGAAATCAGAATTGCCGGAACAATCTTGTTTCTGATTTTGAACATTTCCGGCACGTCCTCCGGGTTGTACGTCCCCGGCTCCATGTAAAACATGGTCATGCAGTTTGGCAGCCCCAGTCTGTCTTTGACAATGACCGCTTTTTTCTTCACAAATTCTTTCATTTGCGTTTTTCCTCCTTGTATCTGGTATGATTTATCTTGAATAGCTTTTCGCTACTATTCACATTTTGACTATTGAAAAACCTTTGCTTTTTCGCCCAGCGCCTATGCTGACCGCTGTTTTTTCTCTTCCGGCTCCGGCTGCTTCACAGTCACGGTGACTTTTACGCCCTCCCGCTGTGAAATAATCATTGCCAAAGTGTCAAAGAAGCGCTGGGCATTGAATGTTCCTTGCACTTCCATTCCTGCCACCTCCTATGCCGTCTGTGGCTGCGGTGTGGTTCTCTGGCGTTCCTGCTGAATACCCAGCATATAGCCCAGAATGAACATTTTGTTGTCTTCATTCAACTGCTGGAACTGCTCTGCTGTTTTCTCAACCAGTTCTTTTTTTCTGTCTTTTTTTTCAACTGCTGCCATTGTCGTTTCCTCCTTTTCATTTAGGCAAGTGACCTGTTGCCAGCTTTACTGCCTTATGTGGTTAAGCTGGTATTTTCTCTTACTTCTCTTTCCACCATTTCTGCCAGTGAATTGAATTTCATTCTTAAAACTCCCAGTGTATTTTCCGGTAAGCCCTCAACTTTCAAAATCAATTCAGCGTGTGCGTTTGGTTCGTCCGTGGTGATTTCTCTTTTGTAGATAACTTCATTGCGTGTGCGTTCAAGTTCTGCCATGCTTGCCACCTCTTTTCTTTTTGGTTTCTTTTGGACATTTCCTTTGTTTCATCTGTCCTTGTAAAGCCATTATATGTTTTTATTTTGTCCTTGTCAATCCTTTTTTATAATTTATTTTGTCTTTTTGTCTTGACTAAACCATTTTATAGCTGTATAGTAAAATCACAAATTAAACGAAAGGGGGTATCTACTCTATGGAAGTGTACGAACGTATACGATTTTTAAGAAAGAACACTTTGAAAATGTCGCAAGAAGTATTTGCAGAGCGTCTGGGTGTCAGCCGTTCAGTTATTAAGAATATTGAATTGAACGCCCTTGCCAGACCAGACCAGAAGTTGTCATTATATAAACTGATATGCAGTGAATTTAATATTAGTGAAGAATGGCTGCTGAACGGCACCGGGGAAATGTACGGAAGCAATGAAGCTGAATACAGCGCATTGATTGACCGTGTAATGACCGGGGAAAATGAATTTGCAAAGAACATTTTCAAGACGTTTGCGCTTTTTGATGAAAAGGACTGGGAAGCGCTGCAATCTATGATTGAAAAATATCTTAATGTTGCAAGTACAGAAGCCGTGCCGGACTATGAAGACATACCGGACACGCCGGAAGAATTAGAAAAGCAGTTCCCGCCAGTAGAAAAAGACGGCAAAAGCGACGTTGGGTAGTCCCCCTAATGGGGACGCCCAGCAGCCCCGCTTTATTTGTATATTATTAGTTGTGTCGTACCTGTGAAGCTAAGATTGATATACATTGTTTTATTGCTGCTGTAATATATTGCATATATTTTATTGCTGCGGTGATATATGTATTTTTTTCTCATTATCTCCCACGACCTTTCTTTTTGCGGAAAAGCTGGGCGCTTCTCAATTATAAAGGTGTGGCACTCTGAAAAATACTGTCAAATACTGGTATTTTATTTTGTAAGAAAGGTGATTTTGTATGGGATTACGTTTTAGAAAAAGTGTAAAAATTGCCCCGGGCGTCCGTCTTAATATCGGCAAGAAAAGTGTCGGTGTCAGTGCTGGTGTCAAAGGGTATCGAAAAAGTATAAATAGTAGCGGTAGGGTCACAACCAGCATAGGAACCCCCGTTGCTGGTGTTTCTTATGTCAAGACCGAAAATTTGAAGAGTAAAAAGAAAAAGACAGCCAGCAACCGTGCTTCGTCCACTGCTGCCGCCGCCAATTCCTCTGTTGTCACGTCTGCTTCTGTTTCTTCTAAGGTTCATAAAGCAGCTGTGCAGCCAAAAGAGAAATTACCAAAGACCACGGCTGTTTTGCAGGAAAGACCAGACGCCAGCTTTGTTGCGTTCGGCGTTGTTGCTCTGGCTGCTGCTGTGTTTCTCTTTTATTTTTCTCATATTGTTCTTTCCATTATTGCCGCCCTGTTCGGTGTTTTCTGTCTGTATAGTTTCGTACACATAAAGTTGCACCCGGAAGACCCACGATACATCACGGAAGAACAACTGACACGCTGGGGTCAACTGGTGCGTTCCGACGCAAAGACTGTTTCCCAGTTACAAAAAGCGTCCGTCCCTGTTTTGGTTGATTTGAAAGAGCGTGCAGCATGGCATTATAAGCAGGTTTCTTCCGTTAGTTTTGGTCCAGATATTTCATACAACGGCGAAGCCTTGATTGATGTACAAAACCAGATTGTCGCTTTGTCAGAATTTGTTATTTTGCAAGGTGATAACCCTAAACAGGATTTAGAAGAATATTCTTCTTTTGTAAGTAATAAAATAACAGCCTTTACCAATGACATTTTGAATGGCTAATATAAAAACACCCGCAGTGCTGGGAACACTCCGGGTGCGGTGCAAAGATATATCATACCAGATACAACATACCGTCTGCACTTATTATATTATCACGGCATGACGGGAAATTAAAGGAAATTGACAAGAATTGTGGTGATATTATGAGAAACAAGGAAATTGCCCCGGCGCTTGTCCGGGTTGCTCTATATATAAGGGTTTCCGGTGAAGAGCAAAAGATAAAAGGCTTGTCACTTGAAGCCCAGCAAGAACGGCTGGAAGCATACGCAAGGGAACGTGGCTGGGTCATTGTTGGGATTTATATTGACGCCGCAAAGACCGCCAGAAAGAACATTCACAAAAGAACTGAATTTCAACGCATGATGGACAGCGTGAAGCGTGATGAAGTGGACATTTTGCTTTTTGCCCGCCTTGACCGCTGGTTTCGTTCCGTTGCTGATTATTACAAAGTTATGGAAATATTGCAGGCGCACAACTGCGACTGGAAGACCACTGATGAAGAGTACGACACAACAACCGCAAACGGGCGTCTGTATATCAATGTGAAGCTGTCCATTGCACAGAATGAAGCCGACATAGACGGTGAAAGAATAGACGTGGTGTTTGACAGCAAGATTGCGCACGGCACCGTTGTTTCCGGTTCTGCTCCGTTCGGCTTCCGTGTGAATGAAGAAAAGCGGCTGGAAGTCGTACCGGAAGACGCAGCCATTGTACAAGACGCTTTTAATTATTTTGAAAACACAGTTTCCCAGCGGGCTACTGTCCGTTATGTCCGGGAAACATACGGCGTGAACTGGTGTGACGCCACGTTTCGGCGTATGCTGAAAGAAAAGCTGTACACTGGCGTGTATGACCGGGGCGGCAGATATAATGACCAATTCTGCCCGGCAATCATAAACAGACAGCAATTTGACCGGGTGCAAGCGCTTTTGACACGCAATGTGCGTTCTGCTCCATCTGGCAAGGTTTATATTTTCACTTCCATTCTGACTTGTGCTGAATGTGGGCACAAACTTGTTGGCTACAAATCCAGTGATTATTTTTATTACCGCTGCAACCAGCATTTCCAGCGTGGGCGCTGCTCTCATAACCATTCAGCCCGTGAAGACGTTGTGGAACAATGGTTGTTTGAACACTTAGGGGAAGAACTGGACCGCTGCCAGCTTGAATGGGACGTGGAAGCAGCCAAAAAGAAAGCGTCCGTTGCCCGGACTGACAAAGCCGCACTGAAACGGAAGCTGACTAAATTAAAAGAACTATATGTGAATGACCTTATCGACATTGAAGACTATAAAAAGGACTATCAAATATATGTTTCTGCACTGAACCAGATACCGGAACCAGCGCAGGAAGCACCGCCAGACTTTGCAGCTGTGCGCAGGCTTCTTGATAATAGCTTTAGAACCATTTACGATACTTTGACCCGTGAAGAAAAACGCACCCTTTGGCGTTCGGTCATTAAAGAAATAAGGATTGACAATGACCAGAATATCACGGGTGTTGTTTTTGGGTAG